ATCTATCAATTGGTATTGAGATTGCAGCATTATCTGCGGTTGCCGCAATATCTGCAAATATGGGTAAAAAAGTTTATATCCCATTTGGTATCGTAACCTTTATTCAATTTATCGGTAATATTTTCTTTGCTTATCAATATATTGATGTTGATGCAAAAGCGTTTAAAGATTGGGTTGATTTGGTTGACCCAGTGGTTAGTTATCTTGGTGTTGAATCAGGAGACCCTATTGGACACAAAAGATTCTTGGCATTATTTGCAGGAGGTATGTTACCAATAATTTCTCTGTCCTTTTTACACATGTTAGTTAAATTTGAGGAAGAGGGAAAAACCGAATCTCCTAAACCTGATATTGATATCGAAGCATTGAGTACCGAAGCAGGAAAGAAAGAAGCTGAAGTTGAAAAAGAAAAGTACACTCCAACTCAAGACGATTTACAAAGACTTGAGGAAGAATTAAGACGAGTTAACGAACAAAAATTTGGTAACTTAACTGAGGAAACTTCTAACCCAATAAATGAAGACCAAGTAAGAAGGTTAAATTACAGTAGACGAGATGCTTAATATTGAAAGTTACGGAAATTTCAAAACAACGGGTAAACAAAAAAAGAAAAAACAAATAATTTTATGTCATACATCAAGGGAGGTTGAGGAATACTTGACCTCCCTTAATTTTAGATACAATTCCAAGTATGACAGAATTCCTAATTATATCATTACCAAAAATGGTAAAGTCCTTCAACTACTTCCTGATGAGGGTCACACAAATTTTTTTGTGGAAGATAACATCAATCGAAACTCTGTTATTGTATGTTTAGAAAATTTGGGATGGTTAGAAAAGAAACCATTAACTAATTATCACATTAACTGGAAAGGAAGTATTTATAATCAAGAGGTTTACGAAAAAAAATGGAGAGATTTCTTTTTTTGGGAACCATATTCTGAGGAACAAGTTAAATCTACCGCAGAATTGTGTTTGCACTTAACAGAAATACTTAAGATTAAAAAGAAGTGTATAGGTCATAACACCAGATTTGAAGGTGTTGAACATTTTGAAGGGATTGTCTCAAAGAGCAATTTTGACGGAAAATACACAGATTTAAATCCATCTTTTAATTTTCAAAACTTTATTAAATTAATAGAAAATGGCGAACACACACAATGACAGGTACGACGAGATTAAGTCGTTATTAAAGAAATCAAGAATGTTACTTGAGCAAGATGCTCAGGATAATGTTGCTGCGAGCATTGAACAAAGAATTGGTCAAGACCAAGAATATGAAACTGCAGTTAGTGATAGAGAAGATGGTGACGATATTGAAGATGGTCAAAGAACGTCAAATGATAAGACACAGAAGTATAGAATTTCTGGTGGTATCTTAGCATTACATGGTAAAAATAAAAATGACTTAGATATTACAACTGATGAAAAAGTAGCGTTCCAAGAAAGTATGGACGAGTTTGTTGAGGAGGTTTCTGATTTAGTTGATTTTGATACATTAAATGTTTATCCAAACAATGTAGATTGGTCAGGTAAAGTTATAGACCAAGATATTGATTTTACATTTACAATTGGTGAAGATAGTGGAATCTATATTAATGGTACTATGGTTAAAGTTGACGAAGACTTTTTAACTATGATTAATAAATTACAAAAGTTCTACCAAAAGTTCAAATCCAAATGGGGTAAAGTTCTTGCAAGTAGAAAGAAAACAAAAGAATCCCCTGAATAATGTTTACAACAGTTAAAAATTTTTTGGTTAAGTATTATAAAGAGATAATCATATTTTTGATTTGTCTCTTTGTTTTATATTGGGTAATTTATTTTACAACACCAAAAAATAAAATGCCTGAAGTAGACAAATACAAAATTGAGTTAATTGATAACAAACTTGATGAGATTATCAAATCACAAAAAAAATTAGATAGTTGTATTAATGTATTAAATAAAGAATTGATTGGTTTAAATAAAAACATATCAACGATAAAGAAAGAAAAACTCATAGTTAAGAAAGTATATGATGAAAAAATTAATCGTGTTGATGGGCTTAATGATGCTCAACTTGACAGCTTTTTCACAAACAGGTACCGATAATCAGGTTAAATGTTTTCCTGTTCCTGTTGTAAAACAAATCATGAAAGATTTGTTAATTGGAGATGAAGCCAAAGCTCAATTAAAATTGAGTGATTCTTTATTAGTTTTAACGGAACAAAAAGTTCAAATACAAGATAGTATCATTGGTAATATGAAACATAAAGAAGACAATTATCTTAAAGACATTGAGATTCAAAATCAAAAATATGTGATTTTGGAAGACTACTCAAAAAAACTTGAAAAAGATTTAAAAAAACAAAAAGTAAAACATAAATTCACATCTATCTTGTCAGGTAGTGTGATTGCACTATTAACGGCACTTTTAATTGTAAAATAATGGCACTTACTACAACTGATAAAAAAGAAATCGAAACAATGATTCGTAAAGAAATTAGAAGCTTTATGGATAATAGTACCCTTAAACAATTTGAAGACAAATTGATGGATAGAATCACAAAAGAGATTAAAAAGGGAAAACTTACTGGTGAAGTAAAAGAAATAACCCTAAGAATGTTCCGTGAATTTTACCAATTTATGTGGATGAACCGTAGTTATTGGGAGCCAAGACTTAAAAACGCTTAATCATGGAAAGTTCGGCAAATCAATTTAAAAATGCTATAGATAAAGCATATACAACTCAACCAAATGTTAAATTAAATCTAACTACTATGGGAGATGCATTAAAATACAAATCAAGTTTTACTGAAGAAGTTGACGAAGATGGAAATAAATATGAAACTTTTTTAAATAAAAGTAAAAAATTAAAGAAGAATAAATCAGAAACTAAAGAGGCTACAGGCTCAGGTTCATCAGGAGCTTATTCAGGACCTGTATTTGGTGGAGGTGACAATGATGAATTTTGGGAAAAAAGTAGGTCTGAAACACCAGGATTGAAAGAAAGTGATGTTGAGAAAGTTGAAGCTAAAGAAGCCACGACATCAGGTTCTGTGGGTGGATATGAATCACCATCAATGTGGGCTAAATCAACAAGTAAGAAAGATTGGGGACCAAGTAGAAAAACACAATATCCTGGAGGTGGGTTTGTAAAAATTAAAAAGAAGTGTACTAAATTTCCATACTGTAATCAGGGTGATATTAATAATTTAAAAATTAGTAAAAACGAATCTGTTAAAGAAGCAATTAATATTGTTGCTAAAAAAATGGGTGTCAGTCCTAATGTCGTAAAGACAATTTTGGAACATGAGTATGAAATACTAAACAAAAGAATAAAATAAGATATTTATAATAAAAATACAAAATGAAAGACTTTCAAAATGATATCGATAAATTAGTTTCAAAAATTCTTAGTGAAGAAATTGACTCTAAAGTTAGAAAAATAATGGAAAATAAAGGTGAGTGGGAAGAAATTGAAATGGATGAAGAACTTACAGGTGGTCAATCTAAAATTGACGTTGCAGAACCTAAAGGTAAGATTACTGCAGCCGACTTCAAAAAATTAAGAGATGCAAAAACTCATAAAGGGCAAGTTGAAGAATATTTTATGGAACTTGATTTAGAGGATGATGAAGACGATAATTATGGTCAGTATCATGGTGATGAGGAAGAAGATGAAGAGGCTGAAGAAATGTCTCAGAACGAACCAACTTATGTTGGTAGAGGATTAAAAGATAATAAAATTATCAGTAAAGTTAAAGATGCTATAAGAAATAGATTTAACGGTGATGAAGACGAAGAAGAATTGGACGTTGAAACTGACTGGTCTCAATTAGAAGAAGATGAAGCAACTGAAGGTAACGCTTTTTCAGGAGCAAGAGCTCAGGCAATAGAAGATGGTGAAGATACTTTTGAAGTTGACGGTGAAACATATCACGTTAAAGGTGAGAAAAGAATGGATGAATCTGAAGACAAATTTATTCAAAAGGCTAACATGAAAAAAGGTGGATTACATAAAGCTTTAGGAATCCCTGAAGGTAATAAAATACCAAAATCAAAATTAAATTCAATTAAAAAAGATTTAATGTTAAAGGCTAAAGGTGATAAGAAATTGTCTGATGCAGATTCTAAGTTATTAAAACAAGTTAATATGGCATTAACTTTAGGTGGTCTTAATGAGAGTAAAAATACTTTGTCTTTCAGTGAGGACGAGTTAATTAACATGATTGAAAAAATTGTAAAAGAACAAATTGTTAAAGACCCATCAGAAAAAAATAATTTCAGTTTAAATAAGCCTCAAGGTTTAAAGAAAACTGAAAAAGCTCAAGGTGAAAGTAAAAAAGAAAATGACAACTACAGTAAAGAAGTTGTCAAGAAAATGAAAGATTACATGAAGGATATGTATATGGGTGGTAAAGGATATGAAGAGAATCCAGATGATTTCCCTCAAAGTAATTATGATATGGAAAAAGAACACAATGAAATGAAATATCATCCATCTGATGCTGTTGAAGAGTATATTGAGGCGTTTTCTTATCCTGGTATGACTAATCTTGTTTATGATGAAATTAAACCTGATGATGAAATGATTACAAAACAAATTAAAGGTGATTCTAAAAATGGTAATGCTATTACAAGTAAAGATGGCAAAGCGTTAGGAAACGTTTCAAAAAGAAGTGAAAAAGTGGGAGATAGATTTAAGAAAAATTTTGATGAAAACTTATATGGGGCAGAACAAATGAATGTTTCTTATAAAAGACAACCACAACCAGTTGATGTTGCGGGTTCTAAAAAACAAAATGGTTCTCTTAAAAGTATTAAGTCAAACTCAACAGGTAAAGCAGAAAAAATAATGAATCAATTAGAATCTACTGAAGCTAAAGCGACAAAAATCATTAACGAGGATTTACAAAAAATGAAAAATTTAATTTCATACAACAGAAAAACTCAATAAAAATTCACATTTATTAAAATTGTATTACATTCTCCATAGACTCATACTCTATGGAGAATTTTTTTAATTGGATGACCAAGCCCTTGCCTAAAGATGAAATAATAATTTGGTTTAATATTCATAATATGACTTATGAAAAAATTGACCTATATGGTGATTTTTTCAAGTCATTGAATCAAATTATTATGGACACTTATTTAGGTGACAATACATCTGAAACCAAAATATCTCTATCCAACGAAGATAATCTTTCTCATTTTGAATGGTGTTGGAACAAAGTAATTAAAAATTTTAAAAGGGAAAACATTATAATTAAGTCTGACGGAGACCATAAAGAGTATTTCCAATCTTTTTTTATTGATACTTTTTATAATCAAACTGAAAGTAATCTCAAAAAATCAATCTCAAAATTTTTAAATGAAATATTTGAAGTTGGAATGACTTATTCTAAATCTGATTTAGATTTACTTACAGAACTTTACAAATTAATTGAAAAAAATTCAGAATAAATGTCGATTCTATTTACACCAGAAGGGAAAAACCTATTATTTTGACTATAAATAAACTATTAGATATTAAAAAAATGGAAACATTAGAACAAATCAAAGTATTGGCTGAGTTATTATCGGTAGATACAACAAAATTTTTCGGAGGAAACAAAAGTGCTGGTACTAGAGCAAGAAAATCCGCACAAGAGTTGAAAGCATTACTTCAACAATTAAGAGGAGAAATTTTAGAACACAACAAGTCAGACAAGAATGCATAATATTGACACAATATATCTTTTTATATTTGTTTTCACAATATTAGTGGCATCTTTGAATGTCTTAAAATTTTTAAGAGCCCTGTTACAAAAAGAACCAACACCATTGGTTCTTAGTAACAGGGAACTTTTTCTCTTAGGAGCATCAATTAGTTATTTAATAACATATCTATTACAAAAATGAGTTTTTATAAAGAAATAGCACCATTCGTTGAATATATCCATTCAATTAGAAAATTGGAAACATATCTAAGTTTTGATATGAAATTCCAAACAAAGTGGTCAATACCAAAAAATATTATTGACGAGGGTCAAGTCATTGGATTTGAAGTTGAGGACCCAAACATGAAAGGGATTACCTTTATTAGTCCAATAGGAGAAAAAGAAGTTTCTTCAATCATAGTTAAAATTGGTAAGATTATTAAATTAAATAAGGAACGAGAATTAAAAGAAAGATTGTTTAAACAAACTGTCGAACAGTTAAAACAAACTTTTGAAAAAACTGATTTAGATAAACTACAAAATCTTTATTTTGATTTTGAAGTGGAAGATGAATTAGATACTGATTTAGAAACTGAAATAAATTTAGAAGATGAGCAATACGGACAGAAGCCAACAATTAATGAATTGGTTCAACAGTGAAAAACTGAAGGACAAAAGGGAACTTGATAAGGGTAAAGAAAAAATAATTAAAGAAATTAAAGGGCTTAATAAAGAAGCCTTATTCCCTAAACCAAAAAAATTAAGTATATGGAAGAAAATAAAGATAATTCTCTTAGGACAATAGAAAAGTTGGCGTTGATTGCAGAATCAGTTCAAACCTTATTTAGTGGTAAGGGTACAATTATATTTGAATTACCTAAAGGTGAGTACAATAGTGTGATTAGCCACTTTAGAGAGGTCGACAGACACCACAAACAATTTTCAATGGACATATCAGGAACTGAGTTCCATTTTATTTTGGACGAGAAGGATAAGTTGTAAATTTTCTGTAAAGAACTTTCTTATCAAACCCGTTAGATTCTAACAAACTATACAAGTATTTTCTTTGAGGTGACGAATAGTCTTTAATAAAAAGACAGTCACCTCTTTTTATTTTAAAGAAATACGACGACAAACAATCAATAAATCTTGATGATTCTTTTTCATTCTTCAATGAGAAAAGTTTAATGTCCTCATCTTTTTGAACTACAATTTTATTATTTAAGACTGAAATCATTTTTAATCCATCAGTCTTAAGATAAGTTTTTATTAAGTCCTTTGTGGTTATTTTCTTTTTTTTATGAACGTCAAAAATTAATTCTTCTTCACGGTAAGGTTTGATTTGTAAAATTGACATACCATCATCTTCCAATTTAACCTTAACATTCCTCCCGTATTCGTCTGTAATATAAACTGGTGCGGATTGGTTGGTTGTCATCTCAATTAAACCTAATTCAAACTTACAATCTTTTGTATTTTCAATGAGAACATCGAATATTACCTCATCCGATTCATTAATTAATTTATTAAAAAACAATTTTGAGCGAGATAAAGTGACAAACTTCTTTATTATTCGTTTTCTTTTTTTATTTTTGAATAAGACTACCAAATAGTTTTCCATATATGAATAATTATTACGAAATTTTAGGTGTAAGTAAAGATGCTACACAAGATGAAATCAAAAAGGCTTACAGAAAATTAAGTAAACAGTACCATCCTGATGTAAATCCTGAAGGTGCTGAGAAATTTAAAGAGATTACGGTTGCATATGGTATAATCGGTGATGAGGCAAAACGAGCTCAATACAATAACAACTTAAACAATCCATTTGCTGGTAATGGCGGAATGTCTTATGAGGAGATTTTTAATCAAATGTTTGGACAACAACAAAATCCATTCAATCAAAGAAGAAAATCTGCACCCGATAAAATAATCAAAGTTCAGGTTAATCCGATTGAATCGTTTAAAGGAGTTGATAAGGTGATTAACTATATAAAAGACAATCATTGTAACATTTGTTCTGGTAGTGGTGGAGAACAACAACCTTGTGGGACTTGTGGAGGAGCTGGATTCCAAATAAAAACATTTGGTACAGGATTCATGGTTCAACAAATTAGAACCGCTTGTGGCACTTGTGCAGGTCGAGGACATACTTTAACACATAGATGTTATCATTGTGATGGTAAAGGGGTTAAACCACAAAATCATGAGGTTACAGTTAAACTACCAATTGGGGTTGACAATGGACAATACCTTAAAGTTGGTAATTTAGGTGATTTTAGAAACGGTGAATACGGTGATTTAGTTATTCAAATTGAAATGGTTAACCAAGATGGTTATGAAAAAATTAATAATGATTTGATTTATAATCTATTCTTAGATTTAGAACAAATCCAACAGGATAAATTTAATATTCCACATCCAAATGGTGATTTGGTAATGAACGCTTTACCAATATTTGATAGCTCTAAACCTTTAAGATTAAAGGGTAAGGGATATAATAGCGGAGATATGTATGTTAAATTAAATGTTAAATTTAACAGACCTATTTAAAATATCCTACAATATCTTTAACAAATTCAATCGTTCCGTATATTGATGTCACTATAATATAGACACCTAAAATTATTGAACCTATTTGAAAATTACTAGGACCTTTTTGTTTACATTTTTTACAACCAGTTTCTGACATATTTATAATTATGTTAATTGAGCAAATTATTAAAAGAGTTCTTTATCAATATCTTGATGAGAAAGAACAAGAGGAATATAAGAAACCTCGCAAGTATAGTAAATCATATTGTGAAAGTACTTCGTGTAAAAATATGGGATTTACTCAGAAGGCATCTTGTCGACCGTACAAAAATTGTTACAAATAAAATTTGCCTTTTCGTATTTTTTACTTATACTTTTATAAAAGTAAAAATATGCTATCATACATTGGAGGTAAAAGTAAAATTGGAAAGTGGATTGTCCCTTTCTATGATAAAGACATTGAAACATATGTCGAAACATTTGGAGGGATGTTTTGGTGTTTCTTCAACATGGACTTAAAACAATTCCCAAATCTTAAGAAAGTTGTTTATAATGACTTCAACCCACTTAACTACAATTTATTTCAATGTATTAAGAATCCTGAAAGATTATTAGAATCAATCAATGCAATCCCATGTCAACAATTTGGTGAAGAAATTACACCATCTATATATAAAGAACAGTTTATAAGCTTTCAGGCTGAAATTTTTGATAAAGATTTAAGCTTAAAACCTGAAAATTATGAAATCGCCGCCAAATATGCCTATGTCTTAACACAGGTATTCAGTGGTAGTAAACCTGAAACAAGTTCATTTATTGACTTAAAAGGTAAATACAAATCAAAGTACCTTACATTTAGAGATAAGTTATCTAAACCTGATTGGGTAGAACATTTCCTAAAAATCACTGAGGTTGAGAATATGGATTTTGCTGATGTTATTAAAAAGTATGATTCTCCAACAACCTACATCTATTTAGACCCACCATACTGGAAAACTGAAAACTATTATAGTAACCATGACTTTGACAGAAAAGACCATGAAAGACTTGCAAATGTCTTACATAATGTTCAAGGTAAATTCAGTTTATCCTATTACGATTTTGAGTTATTACACGAGTGGTTTCCTGAAGGACAGTACCGTTGGGAGAAGAAAGAGTTTGCTAAAGCGGCTGCAGCTAAGAAGGGAACAAAACAAAATATGGGGGAAGAGTTGTTAATCTTGAATTATTGAGTTATTTTTGTATCGTCAATATATTTATAGTAATAAAATAACAAAGATGAAATTCACGTCAATATTAAAAAGGGTCATTTTAGAACAATCAAGATTTGAATTGTTGTCGGACGCACTTACTAAGCCATCTAAAGATAAAGAAGGTAATAAGGTAAAGCCTAAGATGAGCAGAGAAGAGTTTAATAAGTTAGTCGAGGCTGACCCAACAACAAGGTTAAATAACATTGATTTAACTAACGCTGACTCCAAACAACTTGAAAAGGTTAAGGCGGGTAAATACGTTCAGTGGTTAATTAAACAATATTTAATGCCAAAAACCGAAAGACAACCTGGTGATAATGGTTACGAGCGTGAAGTTCAAAACGTTAAGGATACTTTCATGGAGGATTTATATAAGGTTAAAGAAGACCTTGCTAAATATGAGAAGTTTAAAGGTAAACTTCCTCAAGAGATGAGAGATATTAATAAGTTAACTCCTGAGGTATTATATGATGCGGTTAAGGATTTTGATTTGACTTTGGCAACAACTACTAAAGCTGAAAGACAATCGGCACCTGTTCACCCTGGAGCTAAATTGGTATTTGACGGACCAACATGGAGAGTTATTGAAATTGAAAATAAAGGAACTGTAGGTAAAGAAGCCGCTTGTTTTTACGGAGGACACAATAGAGAAACAAGATGGTGTACTTCAACACCTGGTACTGACCAATGGTTCAATCGTTATATTAAGGATGGTCCTTTATATGTTGTATTTAATCCAAACGATACTGATGTTGCGGCTGAAACAGGACTACCAAAAAATAGATATCAGTTCCACTTCCCATCGAATCAGTTTATGGATAAAGATGACCGTCAACAAGACTTGGTTCAATTATTAAACGGACCAATGAAAGAGTTGAAAGGATTCTTTAAACCTGAATTCGCAAAAGGATTAACTGTTGGTGGTGAGAAATTAGTTATTGACAGTTTCAGTCATGGTGCAATTGGTAAATTCATTGGATTATACGGATTAGACGATTTAATTGGTAGTTTACCTGATACATTAAAAGAGTTCCAAATTCAAAACAAAGATAAGACTGGATTAATCATCCAAATCCCTGAAGAGATTGGAAGATTCAAAGAATTGACAATGGTATTATTTGACAACTGTGTTGCAAGTGTTCCTGAATCAATCTGTACTTTACCTAAATTAAGATTCTTGGCGTTAATTAACAATGACAAACTTAGAAGTATTCCTGAGTGTATTGCTGATTTACCTAACTTATACTTCTTGAATCTTAAAGGTAGTGCAAACGTTCAAGTACCAGAATCAATTCAATCCAAAGGAACTGATATGGGTGGAGGAATGTGGGACCTTCAAGATTAATTGTTTAACTTTTAAAACTTATTACAATGAATGTTGATGTTGAAATATACATGAATGGCATTATCAAATTTTTCAAGAATAATCCTGATGACCTTTTTACGCTAATACCAAAAGGGAAAGAAGATGAATTTTATGATAAGATTAGAGATGCATCGCTTAAAAATATTGGTAAAGGTGAAGACGTTTCTTTAACTCAAAAACAAATTCTTGACATATGTGTTATACTAAATGGTAAGAATCCTAATGACCCCAAACCTGAGAAGCTCGAAAGTTATATGATGAGCACAAAATTTGGGACAATCTTTTTGAATTAAGTTGGTTCTTTAAATAAAAAGTGTTATCATTATATCAACCTAAAACAATAAGACATGATATTATTAGATGACCTAAAAAAAATTACCCCATCTGTTTTCGCGACAGCCCCATCTCCAAAGATGTCTGACAAGTACACTTTTGTACCAACAATTGATATCCTTGAAAACTTTGAACGAGAAGGATGGAACGTAGCTTCCGCTCGTCAAGTAGGTAAAGGATTGTATGCTCAACACGAACTACGTCTTCGTAATGGAGAACTACCAAATGTTGGGGACTCTTTGATTGAGGCGATTATCCGTAACTCACACAATGGTCTTAGTACCTTGTCAATCAGTTCAGGACTACACCGTTTAGTGTGTTCCAATGGATTGACAGTTCCGACTTCAGTGTCTGACTCAATTGCAGTTAAACACATGAAAGTTGATTTGGGTACGGTACGTGAAATCACTGACCAGTTCGCTGAAAGATTACCAATCATTCAACGTTCAGTTAGTATGATGGAGAATACTTTCTTGGATGAATCCAAGTTAGTTGACTTTGTAGACCGAGCAGCGATGCTCCGTTGGGAAAAAGGTTCAATCCCAAAAATTGACATCGAATCTTTCCTTCACCCCGAAAGAGAAGGTGACGTAGGGAATAGTGTTTGGAAGACCTTTAATGTAATCCAGGAAAAGTTCATACGTGGTGGTATGAAGTATCAGAGTAAGAAGGGTCGTGTGATGACTATGAGAGAGTTGAAGAACTTCCATAACATCAACAAGATTAACACTAACCTTTGGGAACTAGCCGAGTCTTATTGTTAAAAAGTGTGGGGGATATTTTGTCCCCCATTCTTTTTTTATTATATTTGTAATATGAAGGAGGTGTTATTTAAAAAAGAGTTCGTGAGTTATGAAACTATTGAGCACGAATCTTGTAGTGACTTCCCACTTAAAAGGAAGATATTTACAAATGATTTTCTAAATCTTGAAGTTGAAGTTGGACCTGAACCAACAGAAAAACATCCATTATTTATTTATAAAAAAACTAATAAAACAGAGGAAGAGTTTGTTACCAGATTTGCAGACCAAATGTGTGCTGTTACTAGAAATAATACCACTATTGTAGTTGAAAGAGATGGGGACAAAGTTGCAATTAAATTATTTTGGGGTTATAAACACAGAAGAGCTGGTGTTGTTTGGTTCAAGACAATTAAACATGTTGAATTCATTAGTGTAAATACCAAGACTGGTGATGTGTATGTTGGAGGTATTGATAATTACCACTTAAAAAGAAAATCAAGAAAAAAAATTAGAAGAAATTACTTTATTGGTGAACCTTTGAATAATTTGAGTTTGTCAATTAGGAATTGTATAAGACGTGTGGATTCTAATCTTGATGTGGATTGTGCTCATGATGCTTTGGATGTTTTCATTCAAACAATTGACCCGATTGATAATTTTGGTAAGTTAACCCACAATCAAAGGTTATTCAAGTTCTATTTGAATAAACGAGGTGTTAAGTTTCCTAACAATTTTTATGTTTATACAAATGAGTGGTTTGGACCTGAGATTAAAAAAATTCTTAAATGGAGTGGTAATCGAATGGTTGATGCTGTTATGGAACGTAATGAGTTATCAGGTAAACAGATTAAGAAAGCTTTACATAATTGTGAAAGTTTAAATCTTGCAATGCTTACTTTGGCTCGTAATATGTTTAATGATGATTGGGTTAATCAAGACTACGAATTAATTTTGGGATGTTTAAATTCAAATATTAGTTATTATCCGTTACCTGTGGACTTTAAACAATTTGTCACCAATGAAGAATTGAAACGTGTGTATAAATTGTTTAGACATGTTGTTATACATGGTACGTTGGATGCTCATACATTCTATGACCATATGAGATTTTATTGTGATTTGAAGTTGTACGAACCAAATATTAAATGGATGTCATCTGATGACAATAAAAGTGATTTTAGGGACGAACATTTGGATTGGACGGATAAACTCCAATCATACAGAGAAGGTACCTATTATCGTAAGTACCCTGAGTATAGTTATAAGGTTATAAGTGAGCCAATTGAACATGGTGGCGAGGTTTATTATCCTGTGTTATTGGATAACAGTAGGAATTATAATGAGGAGAGTGCAACTCAATCTAATTGTGTTAAGACATACATTGGTAATTGTGGGTCGATGATTGTGTCTTTGCGTCAGGGTGGAATTGATTCAGAGGTTAGAGCGACAATTGAATATAGATTAAATAAATCATTGGTTGCTAAAAAAATTATTTATGTTGACCGAGTACAATCTTTGGGAAGATTTAATAAAAAATTAACTGAAGAATGGAATGACGTTCTATTTAAATTGGATAAGCGTATGTTATATTATGTTAAAGATGAAAACTTTGATACAGTCAAAATTAAAAAAGTTCACAAGTCTGGTTTGGAACTTGATTCTACTTCTCATTGGAGGGATGATGGCCGTTTGGCATGGGATAAAGACGAAATTGGGAATATATGGTAAGTAAACCTGAATATATAATAGGAGTTGAAAATGGAGTACCATTCTCAACGTTGGAACTTGAGGTTCCTGATGACTTTCCAAAGTTCTTGGATGGTCGTGCATTCACCACAGTTTATAGTGATAATTGGATGGAGTTTAAGACAGGTGAAGTTAAAGTAAGAAGTAAAATATATTCAACCAAACAATCGTTTTATTTATATTTATTTAAAAGTGCTATGGATTACAAAAGCTTGGCTATTTATTATCGAGAAGAACAATTAAATGAATTAAAATTATTTATAGGACAACTATTAAAAACATATAAGAATGGAACAACTAACAACAATTGAATTAAGAGAAAAGATTAGCAACGGAGAGAACTTCGTATTAGATTTATATGCCACCTGGTGTGGACCATGTAAAGTTATGTTAAGTAATTTGGGTAAAGTAAATGAAACACTAATTAGTGAATCAACTGATAGACCTAAATATAATATTTATAAATTTGATGTCGATACCGACATGACGTTTATGCAAGAGTTGGGAATTAGAAGTGTGCCAACAATAAAAATTTTCAAGGGAGGTTCTGAAGTTTATTCAAAAGCTGGTGTTCTGTCACCAACAGAAGTTCTTGGGTTATTAAATTAAGATTATGAATGATTTAAGTGTTGTTGTCTATACAATGGAGGGATGTCCTTTTTGTACTGACTTTAAAGAAATGTTAACTAAAGAAGGAATCGAATTTTTTGACCGAGATATCGATGATTATAAAGACGAGTATGATATCTTTGTTGAGGTTACAGACAATGACATGATACCAGCGATGTTAATTATTGAAGGTAATGATGAGAAACATGAATCTTTTTTATATGCACCTGAAAGAAACTATAACGAATTAAGTGAGGCGGTCACCATCATTCAAGGACACAGACAAAAACTTGGTCTGATTTAAAAAATTACAAAATCTTTTACTTTCTTTTTAAGAAAATCATAATCCTGAAGTGGGTTGGTTAATTCAATAGACCAATCCACTTTTTTCATTTCTGTATCCAACCAAGACATGTCAAAATCAAATACATCCAAAATTGCAGACTTTAATGTTTCATCTTCTTTTTGGCGTGAGTTCTTAACAGAAAATTGGTTATCACCTGATTCATCTTTGTTTGTTGACATTGTGAATGTCAAGGTTGAGTATGGATAGTTGTATGGTATGTTGTAGAAAATATGTTTTCCATAGTAATACATCAACCTTCCCTGTTTTAGAGAATACCCATGAGGAAACTCAGAACAGAAAATTAAATTATTATCTTCCAAGATTGGTTTTACGTGGAAGTTATGGTCGTAAGACTTTGTGTCGTCAATTAAATATTCATCACATTGATGTTTATGGTACGAACAATTACTTGAGTTGTTATGATATGAAAAAGTTATTTCATCTAACGGGCTCAATTTGGAATTATAATCGATTAAATCAATTGTGTGAGTTAATTTCAGGTCAACTAATTGTTCTTTGAACTTTGATGTGAATTCATCTTTTATCTTTGCAATATCCAAAGTTTCTTTATAGGTTGTTTTACCTTTGATTACGTAAAAGTTCATGCAGTCAACGACTTGTATAATACTTTCTTCGTCCTTTGGAATTTTATTTAAAATGTAATCTGCGAGTAAATTAACTATTGATAGTTTGCTTGTTGGTGATTTTAATATCATTGGTATTTCTTTAAAAGAATTTATTCTTGTTTAAGTATAAACAATTTAATTCGTAAAAAGAATATTAAATGTAATCGTTAAAGAATTCGTTGATATATTTATCTACTTTTCTTGAGTCAGGATAATCAGGGGCATAAACACTTAAACATTCCTGTCCCTCATCTAATATGTCTACATAAGAACCATGATATTCTAAATTACCATTACTATAACCCTTATTATCTTGTAGATAATCTAAAATGTTACTGTAGAAATTGTTGATAGGTACTTTAAATTTTTGGACTTGAGTATCTTTTTTATATGTGTGAGGTCTGTTTAACCATTCACCAGGACCTTGAAAAAACTCTTCAAGCTTACTCCAAATAGAATCATACAAATCATCTTCATAAGCTGTATTGTACGCACCACCATGCACACTATATAATTCAGATTTCAACTCACCTAATTCATCTTTCATTAATTCATTCATAGTTTCTTCATCATCAACAATTTCATCAATGTTTGTTTCATCAACGGTTACATAATCATTACCTTGAGATTTGGAGATAGATTCAAGAACTTCCGTATCTGTGGATAATTGTTGACCATCTAAAGTTTGAATGATATATTCTTTTAATCTCTTTAAATTTTCTTTGGTAAGTTCTTGAATAACATCTCTATAAACATCATCGGTTGAATCGTAATAAAAATCTCTGTCATATTCACCATATAAAATTGATTCAATAGTATCTTGACTCATATCGTTTCTATTGCCACTACAAAATAATTTGGCAAGTTCACCTCTTGAATCAAGAATTAAATATGGTGTATCATTAACAATCTCAACATCACCTAATAATTTTTCAATATATGCATCAAATTTTTCTTTGTCATTAGAATATAACCAAATAAAGTATTCGTTCTGCCATTCTTCAGAGTTAGGAGCTTCGGGGTCTACTTGAGACATAACACCTCTTTTCTTTAAAATGTTGAAAAAAGTTTCGTAGTCATTGAAATATGATTCAACATCTAATTCTCCCTCATTAAACTTTTCTATTAAATCATTAATATCCATATAATATAAATATGAAAAAAGGGACAATTCTCATTGCCCCCTCCTTAATTTTCTCAAATGTGTAACATTACTTACTCGTTTTGTTTACGTTGTAGTACTTCTCAACTGTTTTTTTGATAGCCGCTTTAACACTTTCGTTAGTTTGTTGTTTCTGAGCCGCAGCCTGTTGAACCTGTTGAGGTGAAGGCTGTTGTGATTGGTTTCCGTTATTTTTGCATCCGCATCCCATGATATTGTAATTTAGATTGTTTATTTGTTTCTTGATAATAAATACTATCTTTGTGGAAATATAAGAGTAAAAGAATATTTATCAATTAAAGATACAATGGATTTTTTAAAATTAATACAAGAAGGACGAGTTGATGACTTCAAAGCCAAGTACTCACAAAAGTTTGGTACAGAGAATGTAAATAAAATTCTTGGGGCAGTCCCACAAAAATATTTGGATTGGGTTGGTAAAAACTTGGACATGGTTAATTTTGAGGACAACTTTTCAAAGATTAGTCAAGCCTTAGACAAGTTTCAAAAAATATCTACTAACCTTCCAATCACAGATTTATTTCAATACAAAAATTTAGGACAACTATTGTCTGCTCTTTCAGAGTATGAGGGGAAACAAAGACGAGTAATTAAAAAAGTTGAAGGTGGAAATGTTGTTTATGATGATGGTAGATTCTTTGTTGTAAATCCCTTAACCCATGATTCATCATGTTATTATGGTAAAGGTACTAAATGGTGTACCACTGCGGATTCAGACCACCAGTTCAACAGATATAATCAAGACGGTAAATTATTTTATATCTTGGACCGAACTGCACCATCTGACAATAAGTTTTATAAGGTCGCATTACTTCAAAAATTTGATGGGGATAAAACCTATTATGATGCTTTGGACGCAACAGTTAATGGTGGCTGGATTTTTGGAACAAATAAGTTAAACGAGATTTTAAGTTCGGTTGATGATTATATTAAATCAACTTATCCTGACCAAGTTAAGATTTATAGTGATATAGAATTGGCTCGAAAAGAAAGAGACCGATTGGAAAAAGCAAGACAATCTCAAATATTAAGACAACGAGAAACTGAAGCCCAAGAAAGAAGATTGGATAATTGGTGGTCTTTAGATGACCCTGCTTGTCCTGAAATTGGATTGAAGGCTCATGCGTTATTGAAATTACTTGAGATAGAAGGTGATATTGAAGTAATGACCAACCAAGACCGAGGCGAGATTGCAAGAATTCAAAATGAAATTGACCGACTTCAAGCGGAATATGATAATGACGATGAAGTAAGAGGTGATTTGTTAGATGAAATAAGTGAGTTGGAAGATGAGTTAACTGAATTAAATAACAAGATAGATGTATATAATATTATCCCAACGGGAACTTATTATGATGCGTCGGAGTTTGAAGTGATTGGAGCTCCTGAGGTAGAAGACCGTAGATATGTTGTTGGTGATGAGAATGAGATGGAAACAAGTGCTTATGAATATGTTGAACAATTAATTGATGACATAGGGTTTGAAGGATTCAATTCTAATTTTGTGAAACAACATATTGATGAGGATGCGGTTATTTCATATGCCGAAGATTTATTCAACCAAGATGTTTATGAGAGTCCTGACTCTTATTTGGATGATGAGCAAAGAAATTTATCTCCAAAACAAGAAGAAAAGATTTTAATCTTACAAGATAAAATAGAAAAATATAGAGAGTTAATAACCAAATTGGAAGGTAGTATGGATGGTGAGGATGATGAGGATATTGAAGAAAGGATTGATGAGTTGAATGATGAGATTACTGAGATGGACACAGAGATTGAAGATATTAAAGATGACCCTGAAGGTGATTTCCCTAATGAACTACTTGAAGAGATAATTGAAAATAGAGTTGAAGACGTAAAAAATGACGTAGAAGGTTTTATGAATGAGTGGGGATTAGAAATGAATGAGTATATAGACAAAGATGCATTCATTAGGGCGGTTGTTGACGAAGATGGATATGGTACCACATTAAATGGTTATGATGGAAGTGCCGATGAAATTAACGTTAAAGGTGAGACCTATTACGTAATGAGGATTGATTAAGAATTTTATTTGGTTATAATTATTATATGGGGAGAAGAAAGAAATTAGCATTCAAGCTAAATCCTGAGTGGATGTTAAAAGAACCTTTGGATTTTGAATACAACAAATATACTTTGTTGGATTACATTCAAAAGTGCGAACAAAGGTTGGATAAGTTTGAGATTTATCCTGATTTTGTTGAGTTATCATTACATTTGGCAAACCTTCAATCCCTATCCAAAGAAAATACCCTTCTTTTAACAGATAAGAAATTTAATTCGTGTGATGATGAAATCATGTTAAAAGATTTATATCCAAAGAAACCAAGAGAATTATCAAAAGAAGAAGAGGGTGAATTAAATAAAACAATCAGATATTCAAACGATAAATTATTTGACACATTCAATGTTGCAAAATCTATTTGGAATATTGTTTTTGATAGTGTTGATATTTCAATTAAAAGAAATAAAGAAAATTTGGCATCAGGTTCTGGGTATGTTTTTTATTATAGAAAGACTGAGAATAAAATCTATGTTTGGGAATATGAAATAAAAAGGAAACGAGGAGGGAAAGGTTTAACTCAGACATATATAACTAAGATATATGAGAGTCATCCTGAAAACACAACATTAGTTTCAATTATTGAAAATTACTCCAAGTTCAACAAAACCACTAATTATAAAGGACTACCAGTGTTTGAAATGTCCAGTAATCAAGATTTTCCAATGGAACAAGCCATGGTACCAATCATGAAAAGAAAAGTGACCGCATATATTTTTCAAATAGTTAACATGGTTAAGGTAAAAAACTTTGACTCTAAAATATAATTTACCTATATTTGTGTCGTGGGATTCAATAAACGACTTATTAATTACGACAGAAGCTTGTCGGCACTTGAGAATAATAGACTGAAAGAGTATTACGGTAAAAGTGATTCTCTTTTTTTTATGGACCAAAAAAGTCGTGATATATTTAAACTTCACGAGGAAGGTAAGACGGATAAAGAAATTTTAGAATTAATAATTAAATAGATGGATAGTAAAACAACTAAAACATTATTGTCTAAATTAAGACAACCGATTCACATAGATTATATTTCAAAATATATTCTCAGAGTTTCCGAAGATGATACAAGAGTTATATTAAATAATCTTATTGATGAAAATGTAATCGAAGAATCTAAATATGCAAAAGATTATTATGTAATTAAAACCGTGTAAATAAAACAACAATTATAATAAAATGAAAACTAAATTAGAATATATTTGGTTAGATGGATACAGTCCCGAACCAAATTTAAGAAGTAAAATTAAAATCCTTGATTTACCAATGGAATTTGGATTGGATGACTTACCATTATGGTCGTTTGATGGTTCATCTACTAAACAAGCTGAAGGTAATTTTTCAGATTGTATTCTCCGACCTGTAAGACTTTATCCGTCATTTGATATTAGTCAATATGCAACTAACTATGTTTTGTGCGAGGTAATGGACCCAATGACTGGGAATGAACACAAATCTAATTTAAGAGCTGAAATAGGTTTAGATGATGATTCTATATGGTTTGGATTTGAACAAGAATATGTTCTAAAAACCAAAGACGGTAATATCGCTGGATTTCCTGAAAAAGGATTTCCTAAACATCAAGGAGAATATTATTGTGGTGTAGGTACAAAAAATGTGTCAGAAAGAGAATTTGTTGACATGCACTTACAACTATGTTTAAATGCTGGATTAGACATTACTGGTGTAAATGCTGAAGTTTTGTTAGGTCAATGGGAATACCAACTATTCTCTAAAGGAGCGATTAAAGCATCTGATGATTTGTGGATGTCTCGTTATTTGTTATACAAAGTTGCTGAGTATTATAATTTAAATATTGATTTGAATCCAAAACCAATAAGACATGGCGATTGGAATGGTTCAGGAATGCACTGCAACTTCTCCAATGAAAGAATGAGAACTGAAGGTGGTGAAGAGTACTTCAAATCTATTTTCAATGCATTTGAATCAAGACATGATGTTCATATTAAAAATTATGGTTCTGGTAATGAATACAGATTGACTGGTAAAAACGAAACACAATCAATGGATAAATTCTCTTGGGGTATTGCTGACAGAGGAGCGTCAATTAGAGTTCCTATATCTACGGCATCATCTTGGACAGGATATTTGGAAGATAGAAGACCAGGTTCAAACGCTGACCCATATAGAGTTACAAAAGTAATTTTGGATAGTTTAAAATTTGCGGAAGAACTTATGACCATGAAAAATAATATGAGTGATTATAATACTAGTGATTTAAATGAAAAGTTTGGCACACTTTCAAATGAAGAATTACTCAATGAGTATCAAAATGATGAAGAATATGAATTAACATCTGAGATGATGGAGTCCAAGGCGAATACAAAACCTGAGGAAATAAAGTTTAATTTAAATGGGAAATAAAATGAAAAGTACAATAGTTGAATTAATAATTGCAGGTTGTGTTGGAATGTGGGTAGGTGCAATGATGATGTATTTAATGGCAATTAAACCACTTAATCAAGAAAATGAAAAGTTGAAAGAGATTATCCATCAACAACCAAAAATTGGTTTTTATATAGAAAAAGAAAATGAGTGAACAAGTTAATCACCCCCAACATTACGGAGGGGAAGATAATCCATATGAAGCAATTAAAGTGATTGAAGCATGGGAGTTAAATTTCCATCTTGGAAATACCGTTAAGTATATTTCAAGGGCGGGAAAAAAAGAAACAGATAAAGAATTACAAGACCTTAATAAGGCTCTATGGTATCTTCAAAGGAGAATAGAAAATTTAAAGAAAAATAAGATATGATAGAAACGGGAAAAATATTACAAGGTGATTGTATTGAGGTAATGAAAACATTACCTGAGGGTTGTGTTGATTTGGTTGTGACATCACCACCATATAATGTTGGAATTGACTACGATAGTCATGACGACAGAATGAGTATGGAGGACTATTGGGAGTTTTCACGACAATGGTTAACCGAAGCCTACAACACATTAAAAGATGATGGAAGGATTGCGGTAAACATTCCTTACGAAGTAAACGTACAGGACAGAGGTGGACGAGTATTGTTCATGTCAGAGTTTTGGACCATCATGAAAGAGGTCGGGTTTAAGTTTTATGGTCTTGTTGACCTTGATGAGAATTCACCACACAGAAGTAAGACCACAGCTTGGGGTTCATGGATGAGTCCATCAAGTCCTTACATATACAACCCAAAGGAATGTGTTATCTTGGCTTACAAGAAAGACCGTATCAAAAAAATTAAAGGTGAACCACAATGGAAATCTGAGATGGTTGACTTAGAACAAGAAGATGGTACCGTAAAAACTAAAGCCGTTTATCAAGATGAGGACAAAAAAGAATTTATGTCTTTGGTTTATGGTCAGTGGGAATATTTTGCCGATACAAGACAACAAACTAAAGCAACTTTCTCAATGGATATTCCAATGAAAGCTATTAAGATTCTTACATATAAGAATGATGTTGTCCTTGACCCATTCTGTGGTAGTGGAACAAGTATGGTTGCTGCAGAGATTAGTGGTAGAAGATGGATTGGAATAGAATTAAGTGAAAATTATAATAAAGTTGCTCAAGAAAGAGTCCAACATTTTATAGATAAGAATAAACAAATTGAAATGGAATTTAAATAAAAGGGTTTAATAACCCTTTTTTTTGTTTTATGGATATTTATTAATAAAAATTGAATGTCTAATATTATAATCACAGAACGACAATTGGCTTTAATAACTAAAGAACAGGTATTAAAGGAGAATCAGGATATTAATGAGTCTGAATGGTATAACACTGTTGGTGATATTGCAGGTATTTTTGACCCCACACCAACAATCGATATAATTAATGGAATATCTTATTTTTCACAAGGAGATACTTTATTTGGAATACTTAGTATTATTTCCGCTGTACCATATGTTGGTGACATTATTTCAAAACCTGTAGTCGGAGCATTAAAAATAGGGGGTACGGCAACTAAAGAATTAAAAATTGCTATGGATTTAGCTAAGGTAGGTAAAACTGCTGAAGCAAGTGCTAGTTTAGCAAAATTAGCAAAAGAACCTGGTGTTGTTGGTAAATTTTTACAGAGTGCAAAATCATGGTCACCAAAAGTTGCATCATATGTTGAAAAACTTCCTGGAGGACCACTCAAAGGTTTAAGAAATACTATATTAGATTATTTGAAATTATTAGAAAACGCTGGAGCTAAAAGTGCTAAATTTCAAAAAGCCGCTGGAAACCTTTCAAAATATATTGGAAATGCGGCCAAACCTGCAGAAAATATTGCTGCTTTACAAAAAATGTTAAAAAATGAAAAAATATTCACAGGTTTAACTAAAAAAGGTCCTATGGCTAAAATATTTTTAGGTGGTGCGCCAAGATTATTTGGTAATAGAGAAATGAGAGTTTTAATGAGACGAACAAAGTTTTGGTTAGGATTTTTAGATTTTATTGGTGTTGCCAATTTTGTTGGACCTGATGAATTGGCAAAAAAAATGGGTGAAGGAAATTTAACTAAAAAAATGGAACAATATTCACAAACTCAGGAAGGTAAAAGAAATGCTGAAGCTGACTTTGGAAGTGCTAACACAAATCAAAATACACAAAATACATCGCAAACACCTCCATCAAGTTCAACATCATCTTCAGGTTCTGACCCAATTCAAGGGTTTATGTCAGATATATTTGGAGGACAATTAAAAAACATTGCCATGGCGGCACTATAATACATAATATATGAAAGAAGAATTAATTTTAAAACTAGTCCAAATACAAAATCAATTTAGATTTTTGCATTGGCAAACATTTGGTGACGCTAAACACAGAGCCTATGGTGGGATATATGATAGTTTAGGTGAACTTATAGATAAATTTACTGAGGCTATGATGGGTAAATACGGTAGACCTGACTTTGATGGTGAGTTTTCCATTATGTTTCAAGACATTAAGTCATTAAGTGTACAAGACTTTATGGACGGAATCACTGAATTTTTAGTTTCAATGACAGACCAATTAGACCCAAGATATGATACTGATTTACTTAACCTTAGAGATGAGATGTTAGGTGATATTAATCAATTAAAATACTTATTAACTTTAAAATTCTAACATGGGACAAAAAATTATAAGATTAACTGAATCTGATTTAGCTCGAATAGTTAAAAGAGTGATTCAAGAAGAAGAAAGTATGACTCCATCAATGAAAGGTTCTCTTAGTGATATTGCAAAGAAAAACTTTGCACATAGGTCTGAATTTCCAACAGAATATAAATGGATGCAAAATCCTGAGTACGTTTGGGAGATTGTAAATTCTCGTGGAGTTAAAGTTGGAGGTGTATCAAATCCTACGGGTAAACAATTTAAATCTAAAGATTTTATTGAAATTACTAATGAAGATGGTGAGTTAACTTTTGTACCAAAAGGTGAATTAGCTAAAATTAAAAAAGGTGATATGGGAGTTATGTTTGGTGTTGAATTGGGTAATAATGGTATTAAAGTGACAGCATCTTGGGATTAATGAGAAAACTAATTAAAGAAACAGGAATAAGAGATATTTCTGAGTTAAAGAAAAGATATTCTAAAGCAGAGATATACTTCCACCAAGATTTGGATGGCGTGACGACTGCAATCGCAATGAAAAGATACCTTGAAGACAATGGTATTGATGTAGTGGGTGCTCACATAATCCAATACGGTGACAAAGAATTTGCAGTTAAAAAGAATGATGCTCAGGGAGATGTGATGCCAGTTCTTGTAGACTTTGCTCACGGTAAGCCAATGTTCGTAATTCATACGGACCACCACGACAAACAAGTTGGTGTTGAAAAGGGAACTTCAAAACAATTTAGAGGAGCTCGTTCAAATGTAGAAACAATATCTCAAGTGGTATCACCAAAAGATTTGTTTCCATCTTCAGATATTTTATTAATTAATACGGTTGACTCTGCAGATTATGCTAAACATGATATTACACCTGATGAGGTTGTAAACTATATCTACCGATTAGATAAAGAGAAACCACTTCAAAAAAACAAAATGTTATTAGGTTTGGTTATTAATAAGTTATTATTGGCGTTTAAAAACAAACCAGGGTTTTTAGAATCATTAGTTATGGATTCTGAACCATCTTTAATGTCTATTTTAACAAACATTAAAGAATGGATGAAGAGAACAAATGCTGCAAAACCAGAAGAACTACAAAAAAACGCTGAAGATTATAAAACAAAAATGAAAGGTTATCCAAGAGTTAGTGATAGTATTATTTTCCAATATGGTGGTGGTAGTATGTTTAAACCTGGCTCTTATGATAGATATACTCCATTCAGAAATAATCCTGATGCTGACTTTTTAATTATGGCGTGGCCAATGGGATTAGTTCAAGCGTCTTGTAATCCATTCAAAAAAGAAAGAGAGTTAAAAGGTGTTAACTTAGGCGAGATTGCTCAAGAAGTTGTAGGTAAATGGGAAGACCAACTAAAACAAAGAACAATTCCTTTATCAACTATTAAGTGGGTTAGTGAAACTTCTGTAGGTCCTGAAAGTATTGGATTTACATTTAAAGATTTTGAAGCTTTATATGGTGATAAGTTTACCACAATTGACGGTGGTGAAAAGGCTTTAGACCATATTCATGAAATGATGGAAACACCATTCAAAGATTTGACTGAAGAACATAGAGCTATGTTAGATAAAATAGGAATTAACGCTTGGGATTTAATTCAATCAAATTCAGGTGGACACAAATGTATCACAAACATTTCAGGTTTAAATTATTTGGGAAGAGGTAAAAGACCACCTCAAGGACAATATAAATATGATTCTGAAAAAGATGATTCACCTTCAGTTAAGTTTACAAAGATGATTGCGACTGAGTTTGAAAAGAAACTTAAAGAAAAGATTGCCGAATCAAAGTAAGTAATCAACGGTATCTCCAGCTTCAATATCCAAATATTCACAAGTTCCACCCTTAACTTCTAATACAATATTTCCGTTTCCACCGTAACTTGGACATTCATTTCCACGACATGGAGGGCAATTGTGGTGTATATTAACAATCACATTATTTTTAATAATGATGATGTCTAACGGTATGATACAATTCTTCATCCAAAAAGATTGCTTGTCACCACCTGTTAAGAATAACAATCCGTTAAAAGTTTTATCAAATTTCTTACCCATCATTCCAATAGATTTAGATTTGCTATCTATCAGTGTTTTAACTTTAAAGATGTTGTCGTTGATTTTAACTTTCATATCAATAAATACAAAGAATGTTGGAAGATATGTTAATTTTAACTTTTTTATAGGAAAAATTTGACTTATCTATAAAAAAGTAGTACTTTTGAAATTGTTGGGTATATTTATTGTTTCAGTCAGAAATGACGGACATCCCCAAAAAAGTTTCATAAAAAATTTGACAGAATGAGAATTTTGTTTATCTTTGTGAAACAATTGAGATGAGAGTCTCAAAAAAATGTCTCACAAACATTTGGTTATTTGAAAAAATAGTTTTATCTTTGTGAGACATTAATATTAAAGTTTTTTAACATAAAATATATCGTGGGGTAGAGCAGTGGTAGCTTGACGGGCTCATAACCCGTAGGTCGGAGGTTCGAATCCTTCCCCCGCAACTAAACAAAAAAAAAGTTTACAAAAGATTTGGAAAATCAAAAAAGTATACTTATCTTTGTAAAACAATTAAGAAAACGTTCTTTGAATTAAAGATATTATCCGTTCAGTAGTTGATTATAAGACCTTCGGGTTGATTATGAGACATTTAATCTGATAAAGATATTGGGCGGTCTATAGTCCATAAAATAAACCATGAAAGTGGTATAAAGTGAATCATTTGGTTAAGTGGTTTGCGGCTTCCGAAAGGGAGCTCGAGTAGACAAGCGAGATATCGTTAGACCTTGAGTACCGAGGGTGACACTGTAGGGAAACTGGTTTGATGACCAAGCGATGTGGGTCGTTTGGTTGAGGTGGGAACATCAATAAGAATAACTCGTAGAATTATTGTAAGACATATGGTTATCCTACCATACTATTGCGTGATTCATTACAAGAGTGGGTTTAAAACCGAAAGGTAAGAGGTCATACAGGTGGTGCTGGTGATTCCTTCTTAAAATCTCTACCAAGAGATTTAAGATGAAACAAACTTGAAGTATGGAGATGGGGACATTTCAGAGAGTAGTTAAGTATCGTGTTGTTCAAAAGATAACATGGCTTGGTCGGCGAACCGCTACTTTCATCATCCACAACCGCAAACTTTGTTAATTAAGGTTTAACAACTAAAAGATACAAGGAAAAGCGTTCGCCAGTCGTGATTGACAGGTCACTACATAGTCATGAGATGTTCATGGCCGTAAAAGGTCCCAAGCCTAATACGATTGTTGTGAAAGTTCTCTAAGTCCGCAAGACATAATCAGGGTGGCAACCTTGAAGAGCAACGAGTAAAAACAGAGTAGATTACGACTCAAGGATTGGTTAATCTAATTGACCGTGACTGAGAGGTACTTCTCAAAAGGAAGTGGAAATCGGAGTAAACAATAATCTCCTGTAAAGTCTCTCGTAAGAAGGTGTATTCTCAACCTGAAGCCAAGAACCCCGACAAGAAATTGTTGGGGTTTTTTGTTTTACGATATATTTATTAGTATGAAAATAATAATAACTGAACAACAATTTAAAACCATATTTGAAAATGATTCAAAAGAACAACTAACGGAAAAATGTTGGAGTGGTTATAAGCAGAAAGGGATGAAAACAATGTTTGGAAAAAAATATCCAAATTGTGTTAAGAATGAATCTGAAGAAACAAATGAAGCTTCAAGTCCTGCGCAACAAGCGGCAATTGCTATTAATATGAAGAAGAGGGGTATTAAACCTAAAAATGAATCTTTATATGAAGATGAATTTGGCTCAGTAGAAGAAACCAATTTTATTATTGGTGATTTAATAACCGAAGCAGAATATCAAGGTAGAAAAGTTCAATTGGGAAAAAGAATGCAAGGTGACGTTAAGAAATTCAAGGTATATGTTAAAAATGATAAGGGAAAGGTTGTTAAGGTAAACTTTGGTTTTGGTGGAAAATCTGCACATGGGAAAAGGATGGTAATTAAAAAAAATAATCCTGAACGTAGAAAGAACTTTAGAGCAAGAATGAATTGTGATACACCAGGACCAAGATGGAAACCCCGTTATTGGGCTTGTAAAAGTTGGTAATAATAATCCCTAACAGAAATGTGGGGGTTTTTGTTTTATTGGATATTTATAAATAAAAAATCATGAACAAAAAAAAATTTATTCTTCAAGAAGAAATTAATAGAATGAAAGAACTTGTCACTTATGACAAGTCAAAAACTTTGAACGAACAAGGTAGTGCCGATATTAATATGGACCGTGTAAACCAACAACAATTGGCTCAGGCACCTGAATTGGCTCCAAATGATGATAATTGGATTGACCAACTATACCCAAAAGTAAGTAATAGTTATAGACTGGAAAGAACTACATATTCAGGTAAATCCGCATTGAAGTATGACTACAATCCAAATTCAACAATAATTTACACTCAAAACAGATGGTATCAATATCCTAAAGGTGTAACTACAGGAGAACCAACAATTAAAGGTTCTTGGAAATTAGAGGGAAATAAAATGGTTACAGTTAAAGATGCTGCTTACAATAAACCTGCAGCTAAAGAACCTGTAAAAACTGTTCAAACTAAAACACAGACATCAGTAATTGACCAAAACATTATTAATGGTTTAACTTTTGACTATACATATCCTGGTGATACTAAATTTGTATATGCTAACCAAAATGGAACTTGGTATGGTAAAAACTCAACAACTAATAAAGTTTATAACATAAGTAAGAATTATCCCGCAAACGCTAAGAACTTGGCATCAAGAGCGATTAAATCTCAAACAGCGGGAACTACCTCAGTAGCGGCAACAACAACACCAGCAACGACAGAAACACCTACCGCACCAAAAAAATTAACTGATATGAGTTCGATTGAATTGTCTATTATGAAAAAGAATCAACCGTTAGATTATAAATCGGCTTACGATAAGTTAGGTGCAATTGAAAAGAAAATGGTTGATGATAAATCGTTAGGTAAATAACCATCCAAAATATTTATGAGACCCTCACAGAAATGTGGGGGATTTTTGTTTATATCATAATTTGTATTATCTTTGTTCCCATGAAAGAGGGAGTCAACATAGTAAACAGGAGAGCAAAGCACGAATACGAGTTCTTGGACACGTATCAAGCGGGTATTGTCTTGACTGGTGTTGAGGTTAAATTCATTCGTGATGGTAAGTTATCTTTTGTTGATTCTTATTGTATGTTCCAAGATGGAGAGTTATTCATGAAAAACGTATCCATCTCAGGCATCGGTACTGATAACATCAAAAGAGACCGTAAGTTATTACTTAGAAAACGTGAGTTGATTAAACTTCAAAAGAGTTTAGACAAAGGTTTAAGTATTATCCCTTACAAAATTTACCAAGTAAAACACACCCTCAAGGTTGACATCGTACTCGCTCGTGGTAAAAAACTACACGACAAGAGACAGACCATGAAGGAGAAAGATATTCAAAAAGAAATAAGTAGAACATTAAAATAAAAATTATGTCAAAAGTAGTAGAACTAAGAGCAAAATTTCCTAAAGTAACTAATGTTACATTCATCAAGATGGTTGAATTTGATTTCACAGGTACTCACAAATATCTGGAGTATATGTTAAAAAGTTGGATATCACGTAATGGATACGGTATGAATCATAGTATCACTCAACTCTTTAATGAGGTTAAAAGATTTGATGGATTATTACCATATCATGTAACTAAAGACATCTACTCACAAGAATTTAATTCTTATCCGAAGTTGGTTGAAATGAATGATAATGCTCAAATTATGAAAGATGATAAGACATTTGTAAGGGAAGAACATGCCAATGTACTTTATGAGGACGATGAATTGATTATGGTTTCACCTAAAACTCACAGGGGGTCTCTAAAGTATGGGGCAGGTACTACTTGGTGTACTGCTTCTAAAAGTAATCCTGATACTTTCCAAAGATACTGTAAAAACGGATGTTTAGTATATCTGATTGATAAGACTGAGTCCAAAACAAAAAACTTTCAAAAGATTGCTTTTTATAACAATTCGGGACATTCTCTTTCTGGTGAAATCAGTATCTACAGTCAAAACGATAACGAAACGAATGAATCACGTTTAGTTGAAAAAGGTTGGAAACATGAGAAATTGGCTGAGTTGATGTTAAGGTTTCGAGCTTACCATGTGGATAGAGAGGCGATTAAACGAGCGAAGAGTAAAGTCGAATCTCTAATTGATGCGATGAAAAACATCAACCTTGATGAACTTCATTCAAATTTAAAATACCTTGAAAAACGAGGTGAGAGTGAGTTCAAAAATGTTGACAATTTGGTAAATACTTTTGTAAGTACAGTTGAAAAAAGTTTGGATAAATTCAATAATTAATTTGTTAGTTCGGAATTAAACACTATCTTTGTAATCTAAATTAAAGGATATGAACATGGCATCACATAACATCAAGATTCAACACGAGACATTCGGAGTATTATTGAATGAGACATTCGTTAACAATACCCAATTCAAGTTGTTCTTGAAGATGGTACAAGGTTGTATTGAGTTAAAGAATGATTTGACATTCTTCAACGGTGTGGATTTCCTTGTTCATATCCCTCACAAACACTTGGTGAGTTCAATTATCATGACTAACGTGGACGCTTATACATTGGCAGAGCATTTGGTTGCCAAATCTAAAATGGAGGCATTAGAGACAAAATGATAACAATTGATGACGTAAAGAAATGGGCGAAACCACACCCTACGACTAAGTTTACGGGTAGAGGTGGTAAACAAGCTCGATTTGGTAACCACAAGGTTGAGTTTTCTATTGTAGGTGGAGATACTGGATTGTATGGTGATTTTGTGGATACCTTTGAGGTTGCAATTTTTGATGTTCAATCGAGAGATTTCATTACTCGATTTTTTTATCCTGAAGCAACCGATGATGTAATTGGGTGGATGACGAGTGAAGAAGTTGAAAAACTTGTAAACTTTGTGGTTAAACGAGAAGACCTAAGTATTGAGGTATAGTTTCCTTGTTTAGAAAAACAAGGTGGTGGAAGTCTGACACATCCTGTCGGTCCCAAAAAGAGAGGCTTCGGTCTCTCTTTTTTTATATTTGACCGTCAAAGTGTATATGAAATCCTGTTTGGGTATATACTTTGTACGACACATTATCCCTAATATCATCTAAAAGTTCATCATAATCACCAACTTCACCCAATCCAACTTCGTCATATATTTCATCTAAAGTTAACGCAGTACCATCATGAATAAGTTGATTATTACCCCAACTATAATTTATCCAAACTTCAAATGGAAAGTAACCGTCTTCGTTATTTTGAATTATTTCGTATGAATCAATAATCAGGTAAATGTAAGAACCATCTTCTCCAAAATCATCTAAATCAACTTTAAATCCAGGTTTGGACATGGCGCCCATTTTTGAGAAGGTCTTTCCAACAAAGTCGGTAACACCTTCTACACCAAGAGTCTCTAATAAATTTTCATTAAATAGGTATGGGGTATAATCTACCGCTTTAGATATACTGGCTAAACTCTCTGTTTGATTTGGATAATCAATTTTAGATAACAATTTAAGGTAAGATGTAATGTTCATAATTAATTTCTATAATAATCAAATTCTCCTAAATCGTCCCATTTTATTTGTAAAAATTTACCAGAACCTATTAATAATTTTGGTTCATCCCAATAAGAAACACAATAGACTTGATTTATCTCAACAAAATTTCTTAATTCGGCATTTTCTTCAGTATAAAATAAAGTAATAAATTTATCACTTAAACGGTCAAAGTCATATTCTGACATGGCTGGTTCACCTGTTCTTTCATTTAAATAACACTGATTCTCTACGTTACTGTCCCAAGTACAAATGTAACTGTACATATACTCTAAATTATTAGTTTCAATTTCACCTGTGCCATCACAAGTATCACAGCTGATGTCACCATCACCACCACATTGGTCACAATATACGTCACCACCACCTTGACAGTCATCACATGTTTCACCCGATGAATCCTCACCATCACCACCACATTGGACACATTTTACCCTACCCTCATAATCGCAATTATCGCAACGTACCGTGCCCGAACTATCACATTCAGAACATTCCTCATCTGCGTAATTCCCACTGGTGTAGAATACAGATATGAATGACAATTTATTTATCATATTGTCACCCATTTTAAAATCACCTGTCTCTTTAAGAGAATAGATGTATAGAACTATTTTGACTATTGCATCACCACCAAGAGCTCTAAAATAATCATCTTGGGAATCATATATACGTCCAGCAAATAAATCAAATATCTGTTGAGGACTTTTCGAAGTATCTGGTAACAACTCAGATATGTTCTTGGCCAATCTTTTTAATTTATCGTTCATTATCTTGGGAATGTAATATAAGTTGCTAATGTAAAATTGTGGGTGTCCTCATATTTGTAATCGACTCTGATAACCATTGGGTCTGAAACAAGACTATCTGAAGTACCACTGACAATTTTACCTTCTTGGGTTGGGGTATATTGTGAAATTGCGGAAGTAAAGGCGGTTGACATAATTTTTAAGTCACGGGTAAAGTAATATACTTCATCACCATCAAGTGCTCCATCGTATTCAAAATCCACTTGAATAACAGCCCTATCAAGAATCCACTCACCATTTTCAAGTTGGTCTGATTCAAAATCAATGTCTATAGCACTAACAACAAACCTTTTTTGTTGAAGTTCCATCTTATATAAATATTTTAATTTATCTTCAAGACGTTTTAATTTATCATTATCTAATCCCATAACTATAAATAGATTTATTTTCTAAAAATGAACTATTATATTTATAATGTAAACAATATCAATTATGTCAACATATATAATCATCACAGAAAAAGAAATTTCAGATACCCCAAATGATTTTGAATTGGGTAAACTTGTTAGAATGAAATACCTCAAATCGAAGGAACCGCATGAATGTCCAATATGTGGGGCAGAAAAAAAATGCACTCCTGAAGAAGAAAATTGTAAAAAAGATTTGTAGAAGTCAATTATTGTTGTATCTTTGTATTCACAAAACGATATAACTATGACAAACACAACCACCAACACCAACAGCATCATCAAAGTAACCGAAGGAACAATGTCAGGAGACGTATTCTACGGCTCATTCGATACTCAAATCAAGGGTAAAACTATCTCTGTGATGGTTTCCAACCACATCAAAGACCTTAATAAAGAATATGAATTCCGTATCGCAGGAAAATGCCGAGCAGGTTTTCTTAGTATCCACGACAAGAAAGGTACTGCTCATTCTGTCATCGCAGGATACAAGAAAAACACTTTGGTAAACATCCAAGTTAAGGTTTCTTACGATAACGGAGTTGAATACTGGCACAATGTTTTCACTACTAAAGGAAATAAGTGGCACGGAATCGATAAAAGTTTCTTGGATGTGTTGACCGTTGGTGATATGAGAAGTTCATTCCCTGACATGTGTGACATGAATCTTTGGGGACGAATGGGAGCGAAGACTTGGGCTGACAAGTCCTTCACCCAAAATTAAAAAACAATCGATACCCCTTGATAATACAAGGGGTTTTTTGTACCTTTAAAATATAAGTCAAACCATTTAAAACTAAAAACTATGGAAAACATCAAAGAAAAAATCAAACAAGTGTTAAAACAAATTTCGTTGTACACAGTAATCTTAATCAGCTTTGTAGCTGGAACATCAATTGGATATTACTACGACTTCATCAAGAAGAGTTACCACAAAGAACCACAATTTACTTCGGTTAAGAAATCGGAAATCAAATTGGCGGTTGATGAGAACAACAACCTATTAATCATCAGACAAACCGACGGGTCTTATACTGTGTATCAGGATTCAATCGGATACTTAATCTTCAACCTATACGCTAAGAATATCTGGGGACAAGCAGCGGCACCATCAACTCCTAAAATCGAGAAGTGATGTTAAAGCAAGGGATGAAGTTCTTTTATGTCATGTGTCTCATGGGGGTGATTTTAGCCTCCATGAGTTTAACAAACAAATATATTCGTCAAGACGAATATGAACTATCAGAGTTGGGTGGACAACCAAACTCACCCTTCTGTTTACAGATGTACACCTCAATTGAAAAGTACAGTGAGATGTACAATGTACCCAAATACATTGCATATAACGTCGCATATCTTGAAACTCGATATCAGGGTCCATTCCATTGGAGATATGACCACAGGAAGGTATCTTCTGCAGGAGCACAGGGACCAATGCAAATCATTACAAGATGGGCTCACAGTTACGCTCAACGAAGAGTTGGTGAAAAAGAACTACGTAATAACATTGACTTAAATGTTAAGATTAGTATGAAGATGTTGAGAACTCGATATGACATGACTCGTGATTGGATGTTGGCTTGTGGGGGATATAATACTGGTTCACCTGTTAGAAACTCATATGCGGTTTTTGCGGCAACCAACAAAAATTATAAAAATAATTGGGTAAAGTATTAAAAAAGATTTGTGGGAGTCAATTATTGTTGTATCTTTGTATTAACAAATAAGGATAAGACATATGACAACTACAAACACCACCATCGAAAAAGTACAGAACTACAAAGGTACAAACTCTTTCATCATCAAAATGAAAGATACTATCAGCAAGTATAACAGATTATCACCAAAACAAGAGGAAGTTGTTATTGGTATCTTTCAAAAAGAACACAATGAAAGAACCATTCAGATGAACTGGCCAACCGAAGGTGAATCTATCATCTTGGCTCGTAAAATCGGACAACAATTGAAAGAGACCTATGGTTTGGAGTTTAACCCAACCTTGATTGACATCACTCGTTTGTTGGCGGTTAGTCCTAAAGCGGTGAAGTTCTCAGGTAAGATGACCGTAAAACGTGGAAATATCTGTATGTGTTGTGGTCGTGATTTAAGTGATGAGTTCTCAATGTTGACTAAAATGGGTAAGACATGTTCTAAACACATGAAAGTGGAGTACATCAAGGACAAGTCTGAGGTTGAACGTTTCCGTAACGATTACTTGAAACGAGTTGAGGAAATTGGGGAAATGGATTTTTGGGTTCCAAAATCACAAATCAAAAAGTGGAACGGAATGACAGAAGTTATCGTAAAATCAATGTAAAAAAGTAAATCCTCACCCTTGAAAGGTGGGGATTCTTTTCTTATATTTGGGAAATGAGTTACATTATTATAAAGATGGTGAAAGACGCCAACAGAGAAAAAGAATTACCTGTCATTATTTTGGACAGTGAAGACCACGTGTTAGAATTCAACACTAAAGAAGAGGCTGATGAGATGAGACTTCGATTTGAAATCAACTCTGATTCAGGATACAAGTATAGAGTTAAAAAAATAGGAGACCCACATGACAACCATTAACAGAAAAGAACAAGAATTAATTGATGAGGTAATCCAAAACTTCGACTTCTATAAGTGCCAACTAATGATGGAATATATGGGTTGGAGATGGATGACATATGAAGGATATAGAATCCCAACAAAGTACGATTTAATCGAGGCGGCTAAAGATAGAATTCAATCTGCTATTGAAGGGATTAAAGAAGCGGGTAGAATGGGTTTAAACGAGGCCTACGGGTCATCAAGTGGTGGTTTGAAGGCGGCAGTATATAAGAACCGTTACAATCAAATAACATTCATTAAATTGGAATTTATATTGACTGAATGGGATGCTGGAGATGATTAAATTTGACTTTTAAAATAAAACATTTATATTATACAAACAAGAAACAAGATTATGAAAGTAAAACAAGCATTAAAGTACAAGAAGAAATTAGCTTCAAAAATGAACCAAGAGTTCAGTAAAGTTCAAATGTATAATTCTGTTGAGGAAGGTTCAGCACGAGTTTACGATGTTGTAGAATCAATGAGAAATTGGTTGACCATGAGTGAAGAATTGGTTGAATTAAAAACCAAATTACACTTGGCAAATGGACCTGTATACGGTAAGATTTTCCGTATGTCTGAGTTGAAATCTCAATTGTCAAATTTAAAATCATTGGATTGTGTTGAAGGTAAATATTCTGACCGTTATAGTAGAATGGGTGGAGAGACTCCAATCATCAAAACCGCAAAAATTAGCGTATTGGAAAAAGACCAAATGGTTTTAAAAATCGAAGAAGAAATTGAAAGACTCCAAGAGGAGTTGGATGAGCATAACGCTACAACATCCATTTAAGATATTGGGTTAAGTTGGAAGAGGAAGGATAATACGTTATCTACATACATTCTAGAAACTTGATACCTGAACTGATACGTACTCAAATTTCAGTATTCAAATTGTCAAACCTTTCGATACCTCAAATGTTAAAATTCTTTTAAACATTTTATTCAACTTTTTTCACTTAACCCTTTTTATTGTATTTATTAATAATGAAAGCATGTTTCAAAGATATTAATAAATTCTCAACACCCGAACAAATCGAAGTTACGAAAGAGTTTGTCAAGTTCTTGCAGACTGAATTACCACTTACAGATGATGTCTACATTACGTTCACAGGTAATAGAGATATAAAGATGACTACAGGTGTTAGAATGCCTGGTCACAAGATATTTGTTTTAGCACACAAAAGATTATTAATTGATATTTTTAGAACCATTGCACACGAATGGGTTCATGAATACCAGCATCAAAAGATGGGACTTAAAGATACCGATAAAATACAGGACATTGGTGGTCCTGAAGAAAACATGGCAAATACTTTATCGGGAATTCTCGTTAAAAAATTTGATAAAGAAAATCCCCAATACAGTAATGTAATTTACGAACAGGATTAATATTGTGATTTATAAATTGTAAATTCTACAGTATCTCCAACCTCCTGACGTTTAATAACTCTCGTCCACAAATTCTTTTCTTTTAAATGTATATTCCAATAAGGAGTTGTCTGCAATGAATTGTCCTGACCAATTCCATGATACTCAACAGAATCAATCACAAATTTTATTTTGGTTTCAAGGACATCAGGTTTGATGGTACAAGACGAGATTAAACCTAAAACCAATAATATATTAATACTCTTCTTCATAACTTTCAACTTTATCTTTAACGTATTCACGTATTTTTTTCATACTCTCTAAGAACTCCAATCTCAATTTGTGGAATTCTTCATCTTCAATTTCCTTGAATGAACTGTAATGTTCAAAACAATAGCCAATCCCTTCTTCTCTCATTCGGTAATCAACCGCCTTCCAATTGTCAAATTCTTCTTCTGTCATAATAACAAAGGTAATTAAAAAAATCTCTTAATCAAAGAGTATTTATAGTTAAATAAATTAAAATAAAAATTAAATTATGTTATTAAAAAAAGGTTCAACAGGTGAAGATGTTAAAAAACTACAGAAGTTCTTAGGATTAAAAGATGATGGTGACTTTGGAGACAAAACCGATATTGTGGTTAAAAAATGGCAAAAAGAAAATGGTTTAAAGGATGACGGTATTGTTGGTGATATAACTTGGGAAAAAATGTTTTCAGTTCAACCAATTAAAGAAGATGTGGTAATTCCTAAGACAGGTACATTAAACATAGAGAAATTAAAAGGACATGTTCCTGATTTGGTTATTGCTCAAATTCCTGAAACTGCTGCAAAGTTCAATATTACAAACAATTTAAGATTGGCTCACTTCTTGGCTCAATGCAGTCATGAGTCAGGTGGATTTAAAGCTGTGTCAGAAAACTTAAGTTATTCTGCAGATGGATTGAAGAAAATCTTTCCTAAGTATTTCCCTGGTAATCTTGCTGAGTCATACGCAAGAAACCCTGAGAAAATCGCTTCCAAAGTATATGGTGGTAGAATGGGTAACGGTGATGAAGCAACTAAAGAAGGTTTTAAATTTAGAGGTAGAGGTTACATCCAATTGACAGGTAAAGCAAACTACACAAACTTCGCTAAGTTCATTGGTGAAGATACTGTTGCTAATCCTGATTTGGTTGCAACAAAATACCCATTAGCTTCTGCAGCATTTTTCTTTAACTCAAATAAGTTATGGGAAATCTGTGATAAAGGAGCGGATGATATTACGGTAACTGCGGTTACAAAACGAGTGAATGGTGGAACTATTGGATTGGTAGATAGAATCAAACACTTCAAAGAGTATTACAACTTACTTAAATAAGAAAAGAAACCCTCACAGAAATGTGGGGGTTTTTAATTATCTCTCGAAATAAAATACAACATCAATATTATTTTCAGTTAGTAATCCAAAATCTCGAGCCAACCTATAGTTTGGTGTGTCTCGTTCTAACCTAACTAAAGACGTTCCTACAATCTTTCTGAATGCCTCAACAGTGAATGTACTCTTCCATTTATTACATCTTCCACAAGAAGGTAAGAGGTTATCCATATCATTGGTACCTCTTTCCCTTTTATAGTGTTCCAATTGTTTATCTGTATGATTTCTAAATAAAGGTTCTTTATGGTCGATTTGCATTTGTTTTATTGTAATATCATTACCACAATACGCACAATGTCCGACACATTTATTATAAACCTCTTCTCTATTAATTTTCATATCTTAATCTAAAGAGTTGGGGTAAAATAATAAAGTTGGGTTCTTCTTTTGTATTTCTGGTACATCACCTTGTAAAGACATAATCTTGTTAAAGGTCATAACATCAAATCGTTTAGTGATTAAATGATATCCACTTTTAGTTGGAATAACCTCAATTACTTTTGGGTCATAATCATAAGTCACTTCCACAGAACCATCAGACTTATGTAAATGAGTTTCATTCACTACATCCAACGGTTTGCAACCATTATTAATGAGTTTCATAATTTTCATTAATGCGTCCTCATCTTTCATGTCAACATCAACAATCCATCTTTTCTCTGTGGTTTTTATTTGACCAACAACTGAATCAAATAAACCTTTTTGATTGTGTTGTCCGCTTTGAATTCTTTGTGCCAACTCAACCATCATATTTAATGAAACATCAAAGTGATTTTGTTTTTGGACATGGATATAAGCACGAGCCTTAAACATCTCACAAAGTTGTTTAATCTCATCATATCTACGTTCAAGGTGGTCAATACTTTCAATACAATAGGTCTTAATAGTCCTTACAGATTGATGATTGTCTTTTTCATCTTCAGGTTGGTCTTTCTTTCTTTTGAACACATAAAGCATGTAGAAGTCACCTGCATCAGTGAAGTTCAAAAGTGGTTTGATTATTTCTAAATTGTCTATCATTTTACAAAGATAATAAAAATTTATTAGTTCTTAACTCCATTTTTAGTGATACCCTCAATTATTTTTTTATCCCTATCACAATAACTTCGAATATCCTTTACCCCATTTTCAACGATATCTTTAACAGAATAATCCCGATTCATCCGTTCACCTAAGGTTAGTTTCACACCATTCTCAATTGTTTCTTCAATTTTTGAATCTGTGTTTGAATTTGCACAAGAGGTGAGTTTCACCCCATTTTCAATGGCATCTTCAACATCGTCATCATCGTTACTCCACATTGTATGTCTTACCCCATTTTCAATGACGTAATTTGTTCTCTGTTTTCTTGAACCTTCATAACTACGTTTTGTTTGTTTCACACCATTTTGAATCGCTCCTTCAACTACAGTAGTTCTGGTATTCAACCAAAGGAGGGTGTCCTTCACTCCATTTTGAATGGTGTCTTCAACGGCATTGTTGTCACGATACATATTAAAATCGGTTTTCTTTACCCCATTTTGAATGGTGTCTTCAATCGTGAACTTCGAACGTTTATGTTGTTGTTGAGTGTGTTTTACCCCATTTTGAATGGCGTCTTCAACCGCATATCCGATTGTTGATGCATCTGGAACGGTATGTTTCACCCCATTTTGAATGGTGTATTCAACATCCTCCGACGACAAATATGGACCACTACTGGTGTGTCTCACCCCATTTTGAATGGTGTCTTCAACAGCCTCCATGATGTTTAAAATTCCTTGGTTGGTGTGTTTCACCCCATTTTGAATGGTGTCTTCAATTTGATTTGACGTATCACTACGTTTAAACCAAGTGTCCTGAGCCTTTGGTTTATTCAAAAATCTACTTTCAAACCATTTGGTTATATACTCTTTATTTTCAACACAATCCATGGCTGCAAAACTCATCCTTTCTTTGAATATGGTATAGTTGTACCATAAAGTTTTCGTTTTCGTGAACTCAAGAATCCATTTTCTTTCATCGGTTAATATCAACCATAAACTACCTTGATGGTTGTATTGGTCAACACCTTCGATTAACTCATCAAACATGATAAACAATATTTTTTCTAATCTGTCATTCATAATTTATTTATTAGTGGAATAATTTTTCTTTAAATCTTGTCAAAAAACTTTTTTGGAATTTATTTGACTCTTGTTTTTTTTGTTCAATTAAACGAGATAACTTTTCCTGATGTTCGACTCTCCATTCACGGTATCTTTTATATCTTGATTTGTCTCGACTCAATAATTGTTTAGAGTCATTACCATAACCAACAATATGAGAATACTTGGTTTCTTCAATCTCCCAAATCAACTCAAAGAAATTATAATTGAAATGAGTTTTACTATTACCCTCATGAAAATCTATGATAACCCTGAAATCATCACCATGTTGAGAAAAATCGTACCATTCGTTTAAGTTTTCGGTGGAATCAACAATTGCCTCATATAATATAATGTTATTATTATATTGATGATGAATCAAATACCTAAGCTCATATTGACCACGATTGGTATATGTCAATGTTACGTCCATTAAATTATTTTTATCGTTGATTGACTGACCATAAAGGAATGGCTTCAACTCATCAAATAATTTCAAAACTTGTTTAGGGTGTATCATTTTACAAAGATACATAAAATCTTTATACTACCAAAGTATTTATAAGTTATGAGAATAATATTATCGGAATCTCAAATGGCCTTATTAAGAAGATTAAGTGAGTTAGAACAAATTCTTGACACTAATATTAAAGAATTAAATGATGATATAAAAGGTGGTGGGCCAGGTAATAGACCTGATAATTTTGGTGTTTATGAAAGATGGTTAATAAATAGAATTGAAGGTGATTTTGAAGATAATAATCCAAATATTGAAGTCCCAAGTCACAAATTTATGATGTTAATATCGGGACAATTTAATAATAAAATTAGAAAAGGTTTTAATAAAGTTAACAAGAAAAAATGAGAATAATAATTACAGAAGAACAATTCAATCGATTCAATAGAAGTAGTCTTGCTTTACAGAATGGGATTGTTAAATATTTAAATCTTCTTATTTCGGAGGGTAAAAGAACTTTCAGAACAAAAAACAACAATTTTGGAAATCTTAGTGAAGATTGGTGTATTGATAATGTTAATTCAATAACCGCAATTTATTACTTTGAAGACGGTAAGTTTGAATCGGGACATTTAATTGTGACTAACAATTTTGTTAATAAAATCAAAAACATATTCAGTGTTAAAGAATCGTATGCTCTTCATGTTATTGAAGAATGGTATGATGAATTTATGGTTCCAAAATTTGAAGAGTTGGTTAATGAATCAGGATTAAATATTGATGAAATTGGCTCTGTTGAAAGAGAATCCCGTTGCAAAGATGAACCTGTTAGACCTGAGGGAATAACAGATGATGAAATGATTGATTATATTGTGGCTCACACTTTATTTAAAAGACAAGATGTGATACGACAACTTGAAAATGGTAGAGACCTTGATGTTTTCTATTTTGATATTAAAGACAGGGAAAACAATTGATGAAATATATTATAACTGAACAACAATTAAGGACCATGACCAAAAAATTCAATAAAGAAAATATTGATAGAGGTCAGTTAGGTCAAATGATGGAAGAACTTGTTTTTAATTTTATTAAAGGTCCTATTTGTGATGTTGTGGCAGTTAAAATGCCAATAGATAAAACAGACGAATATATTGTGCTAGTCATAACACCAACTTATCATGGTAATCAAACCGAACATAGACTTGCCAACTATATTGAAAACTTCATTGGGGTTAGACCAACGGTTTTACTTAACCAATCCGACAACTGTATGGAAGAAGAAACTATAGAATAAATGGAAGACAATAATAGAATTGACGGAATATATGTCCCATTAAAGATTGGGGACACCATCTATACAGGTAGATTTAAAAACAAAAAAACAACCGTTAAGAGTATTGGTAAAGACGAATACGGAATGCCAACCGTTAATGGTAAGAGAGTTCTCGCATTTAGAATCATTCCCAAAGGAAAAAAATAATAAGGTATTGTTTGTTATGATATTATTCTCTATAATTGTAAAATGGAGAAGGTTGTTAATAGAATGATTAATGATGCCGTCGAAGGAGTCGATACATATAAAACCAAAGACTCCACATGGCTTATATTTACGGAAAGTAAAAAATGGGTAATCGAACTCACAAAAGACGGTACCCTATGGTATAACTATAATTTCTTTAAAGACTTAATGATGTACCTTTCAATGGATGTTGTTGAAAATCAACACTACATTACCAAATGGGTTGAGGATAATGTTATAAATAAGGTGAAACACACCAACCTCCTACACCGGAGATATGGTGGCATTGTTGAAGATACCATTATAAATGGGGTGAAGCACACCAGTAGTGGTCCATATTTGTCGTCGGAGGATGTTGAAGACACCATTAAAAATGGGGTGAAACACACCGAGGATTCAAAAAGTCTTAATTCTCAGGAAAGGGTTGAAGACACCATTCAAAATGGGGTGAAGGAAATCAACAAATTCGGAAACATGCCCGTGCAAGATGTTGAAAACATAATACAAAATGGGGTGAAGTACACAAGTTGGCACGAACCGCAACTTTTAGGTACAAAGGTTGAAGATGCCATAGAGAATGGTGTAAAAGATACTAAACTTGGTGCACCTAATAATCGTGATTATTTTATTGAAAACACCATTGAAAATGGGGTAAAATTAACCAACGGCTCTCTACAAATTGATGGTTCTTGTGTTATTGAAGATGTTATCGAAAATGGTATCAAAGAGACCTGTTGTCATGATATGAAGTTAACCAAATCAGTTGAAAAAATCATTCAAAAGGGTATTAAAAACACTTATTCTGATATTCTACCTAAAGAATATGATTGGTCAGACCAATTTGATGTTGAAGAGGTTATTGATAATGGTGTGAAACATACCGAATATGGTGATTGGGAGGATGGTGATGAGAGATTGGATGATATCATTCAAAATGGAGTAAAAGCAACTCTTAACGACCCTCACCATAGACGACGAGAAGTAGTTCAAACAATAAAAGAGAGTATCAAAGAAACCATCGGTGAAGATTATCACCACAAAAATAGAATTGACGGTGTTATTAAAAAAGGTGAAAAAATTTAAATATGAAAATAGGAATAACTGCCAGTGCGTTTGATTTATTACATGCGGGACACGTTTTAATGTTAAAAGAAGCAAAATCGGCATGCGACCATCTGATTGTTGCTTTACAAGTAAATCCAACATTGGATAGACCTGATAAGAATAAACCAATTCAATCTTTTTATGAGAGATGGACTCAATTATCTGCAGTAAAATATGTTGATGAGATTATACCATATGAAACTGAAAAAGAACTAATGACAATCCTTCAAAATAATAACATTGGTATTCGAATATTAGGTGATGAATATCGAAACAAAGTTTTCACGGGATGCAATTTAGAAATGGAATATCATTTTAACAAAAGAACTCACAAATATAGTTCAACGGAATTACGAAAACGTCTTGGTAGTATTTAATTATAAATGAGTAATATGAAATTAAGTGATTTATTAACTATTGTCATTCCTTGTAAGAACGAGAAAGATATTATATTTAAGACATTAGATTTATTAAACCATCAAACAAATATTTATGGAGTTAAAGTTGTTGTGTGTGATTCATCAAATGATGGAATAACAAAACCATCATTATTAGACAGATTGGAATACGATTCGATTACAGATAACTTCAATTTAAATTTGATGGAAGGTGGGTTACCTGCTACCGCAAGAAATAACGGTTTTAAATTAGTTTCAACACCATATGTTTTATTCATGGATGCTGACATATTCTTATTGGATAGTGAATTGTTAAATAACGTTGTATCAAAGATAAAAAATGAAAACTTAGACTTAGTTAGTGTTAGGTTCAGAACTGACAACGGAAACTACAATTATGTTTATAAGATTTTTGACATCCTACAAAAACTTTCAATGTTAATATCGCCATTCTGCTTAGGTGGATTCATGTTAACAAAGACATCAAAATTCAAAGAAATTGGTGGGTTTGATGAAGAAGCTAAAGTTGCTGAAGATTATGTTTACTCTAAACAAATAAAAAGTAATATGTTTAAAATACATAATGCTTTTGTATACACACCACCAAGAAGATTCCATAATAAAGGTTTGTGGTACATGACCAAATTAATGATTGGGTCGGTCCTAAATAAAAACAATAAAGAATATTTTAAAGACAGTAAGAGTTATTGGTCATGAACACATGGAGAACAATAATAATGAGTGATTTGCATCTTGGTGCGCGACAATCACAAACAGACAAGATTATTAAATTCTTGGAAAATAATCAGTCTGAGACATTAATTTTAAATGGTGACATCATTGATGGATGGGCACTTAAAAGTGGAGGAAAATGGAAAAAAGAATGTTCCAAAATATTCCGAAGATTTATGAAGAGAAGTGAGACAGGAACAAAAGTGGTTTACATTAGAGGTAATCACGATGATTTTCTAAAACCATTTGTACCATTCTTTATGAATAACATTCAAATTGTCAGGAAATATACTCACATTGGAGCCGATGGTAGAAAGTACTATTGTTTTCACGGAGACGTTCTTGACTTTGTTATTATGAAAGTAAGATGGTTAGCAATAATTGGTGGTATATCTTATGACTTGGTAATAAGATTGAATACCACATATAATTTTTTCAGGAGAAAGTTTAACTTACCTTATCATTCATTAGCAAATGATATTAAACAAAGTGTTAAGGGAGCAATCAATTTTGTATCTGACTTTGAAGAAAACGCTAAAGGATTGACAAAGAGTAAAGGTTGTGATGTTGCGGTATGTGGACATATCCACCAACCAAAATTAACTGAGGACTATATGAATTCAGGTGATTTCTGTGAGAATGCGACTTGTTTGGTTGAGGATTTTGACGGTAAATGGTCAATAATTAATATGGGTTAATGATTGTACCCATATTCTGAGTTAAATACAAATCCTTCACCATCTTCACAATCAAAGAAACATGATATTTTTGGTGTTTTCTGATGGAGATTGTTGACATCAGGAGATAACATCACAAATAATGATTTTACCTCAGTATCGATTTCCATTTGTTTCTTTGTATCTAAACATTCCGATGTGATAAACTCTATAACATATTGACGACCCAACATTTGTTGACCTAATGTAGTTCCTGAGTCATACATATCTTCAAATAAATCTTTAACTTCAAATTCTAACAACTCAGGATGCTGAGGTACAATAATTTTACTAATAACTTTTTCTATTTTGGTGGTATTACTCATGTTATAATAAATACTTTTAAATTATCCAATTTCTTTTACTGTTAACTTATAGGTTCTATTGAACCAATAGTTTACAACTTTTAACATAAGGTTAGTCATAAATGGTTCACCGTATTTTTTACCTAAAATTGATTTGGCTTCGTCACTAACATACATCACACTTGTTTTTATGTCGTAAAGGAAGAATTCGTTTGACCACGTTTGTTCGGCCTTATTGTAGTATAAATAAGGAAAACTAAATTTGTCCTCAATAAAATTAATAATGTGTTTTTCAAGAGCTGTCATATGTTATAAAGATAGTAATTATTAATTGTTGAAAATAGTTGAATAATAAAAATATAAGTATTATTATTCATTCATCGTACTTTAACGTTGAACTAACGTCTAATATATTGGACACTAAACTAATTATCAATATGAGATTACTAACTATTTTATTTTTAACCCTATTAACGTCTATGGGGTATACGCAGTATTGTCCTGATTTAGGACCTGACCAATTACTTCCATGTGGTATTGGTACGACAACATTAACCGCTAACCTATCCCAATGTGGTGGAGGTGGTGTAAACCCAAATCAAACAACAAACTACGGTGTTACTAACATACCGTACGTTGCTCAAACCAACACAGGGACAAGTTTGTTTATGACAGATGATTCCCAACAAGGACCATTTAGTATTGGGTTTAACTTCTGTTTCTTTGGTACAACCTATACTCAATTTTATGTTGGGTCTAATGGTTGGATTTCATTCAGTGGAGGACAACCCGTAACGTTTACATCTCAACCAATCCCAACGGCTAATCCGTTAGTGCCTAAGAATTGTATCATGGGACCTTGGCAAGATTGGCATCCTGGTATTGGAGGTCAAATCAAATATCAAGTTCAAGGAGTTGCACCATGTAGAAAACTTGTTGTTAGTTGGATTGGAGTTCCTATGTTTTCTTGTACAGGTAATCAAGGAACTTTTCATATTGTAATATACGAATCATCCAACAATATTGAGAGTTACATTCAAAGTAAACCTGCGTGTTTACAATGGCAAGGAGGTACATCAACACAAGGGATACATAATTTAGGTGGAACTATTGGTATTGCTGTTGCAGGTAGAAACTCAACTGCTTGGACGGCAAACAATGATGCTTACAGATGGACACCAAGCGGTCCTGTAGTTACTCCAACGTTAACTTGGTATCAGGTAGGTAACTCAACTCCAATAGGAACGGGACCAACCATTACGGTTACACCACCTGCAGGAGGAACAAACTATACTTGTCATTTTGTATACCCAACATGTAATGCGGGATGGACATCCTGTAATTTAAATACGGGTAACTTAGGACCTGATACGGTTTTTGTTGCACCAGGTCCACCAAATTTACCACCACCAATTGTAACAACATTCAATCCAAATTGTACAGGTAGTTGTGATGGCGCAATTAATGTAATATCAATTGGAGGAACAGGTGTTATCACCATTTCTTGGAATGGTCAATTACCATCGTTCACAATAAATAATTTATGTGCGGGAGCATATTCATTCACCGTTGTCGATGCCGCAGGATGTACCGTTTCAGGTGGAGCAACATTAGTTAATCCATTACCTGTAATTGCAAACCCAATCATCGCTTCAGATACGGTATGTTATGAATCAACAAATATAGTATATACCACAACTGATTTAGGTATTGGATACACATATCAATGGATGTCAGTTGGTAATATTGTTTCAGGTCAAGGAACAGATTCAATCGTTGTTGATTGGTCAGGGTTTCCTGCAGGGTTCATTCCAAATGCGGTTGACATGGTTGCCGTAAGTCCAAATGGATGTATAAGTGTACCTGTATCGTTCGACATTACAATCTTTAATGTAATTCCCGTTATAACACCTATTGGACCATTTTGTTCCAACGATGAATTTACCACATTAAGCGCAACACCAATCGGAGGAGTGTTTAATGGTACAGGAATTACAGGAAATGATTTCTACCCATCCAATGCGGATACATTAAACAATAATATTACATACACATATATTCAAAGTGGATGTATCTTTGATACAACAACAAACATCATTGTTTATGAAAGACCAACAATCTCTCAAATAACTCCATACAACGATTTCTTTGAACTATGTGATGGAGATTCAATACCAAGTATATATAGTATTGTTTCAACAGTTCCTGGTGGATATAACGAATGGACATTATTAAACAATACAACACAAACTGAAACATTTAATACAAGTTGGAATGAATTTGGAATGTTTACATTATCTGTTGTGAATTATGTTAATGAATGTGCATCACCACAACAAGAAACAGTAATAACCATAATCCAATGTCCTCAAGACATTTTATATATTCCAAACTCGTTTACTCCTGATGGTGATGAACATAACAATACATGGTTACCTATAGTAACTTCAGGGTTTGACATTTACGGATACAAGATGACATTATTTAATAGATGGGGTGAAATTATATGGGAATCTCATGATATTGAAGAGGGATGGGATGGAACGTTTAATAATCGAATGGTACCAATCGGAATTTATACATGGAATGTAGAACTCAAAGCATTAAAGACTGACTATCGAAAAGTATTATCAGGTAGTTTGAATGTTTTAAAATAAAATTAACCCTCACAGAAATGTGGGGGTTTTTATTTAATATATTATTATATTTATTTGTATGGCAAGAATAGTGAGACTTACGGAACAAGAATTAACGGGACTACTTAGTGGTCTTTTTGATATGGTTAAAGGTACAAATTTTAAAACAGATATGGGTAAACAAATTGATACTCAAAAAACTGATGTATCAAGTAGTTCAAAAAGTGTTGTTGGTTCATCATGGAAATCATGTCGTGCGTGGAAATCTAAAGGTGGTGTAAGTGGATGGAGTGATAAGATTAGTATTAATAAAACTCCAAACCAATTTAAAATATCTTATAAAGGACCTTCATCAGGTTTAAGTATAGCTCATGCTGCAAACGGCGGAGACACAATACATCAATTATATAACGTTTTGATATGTGAAATCAATCCATTCTTATCTCAAGGTAAAATGAAACCAAATATTGATGGTATTAGAACTGAAGGAGGTAAAAATGGGAAAGATTCGACATTGTCAATCACAGTACCAATCGAGAAAAGTGATGAGACATATCAATTAGATAGACGTGGTGGTTGGGGACATGACCCAGGCGCATCAAAAATGACGGGTAAATGTAACGACATAAAATCAAAAGGTGGAAAATGTTTTGGACCTGTTAAAAATATTCTTCAAGCTCCTTTTGGTAAAATAACTGAATATTTTGTCACACATACGATATAATGGCATCAAAAGATACTAATTTATATAAGGATTTTAATGTCTCACCTTTTAAAAAAGAACTACCACCAAAAAATGATAGTGAGAAAACAAAGAAAGAATTAAAATACTTAAGTACAATTGATTTAGATAAACAATTTTTTCAAGAAAAAGATGATTTAATTGGTAACTTCTTTCATTTTTTGGACAGTAAAAAAGTTAAGTATGATAAGAAACTATTAAGAAAAATAGTACTTGATGCGGTTGACGTTATATTAGAATTAAAAGATTATTTTAAAAGACCAAGACCATTTAAGTTAGACCATGATTTTAAAGACCCATCAATAAAATCCACAAAAGGGTATTCTTACCCATCAGGTCATTCAACACAATCAAATCTATTAGGTTTAGTTTTAAATGATTTATATCCGAATTATAAAAAAGATTTTGATAAGATAGTTAAAGACATTGAATACTCTCGACTAATGGCAAAGGCTCATTATCCTTCTGACATTAAGTTCGGTGAAAAATTGGCCAAATCCATGTTTGAATATTTGAAAGACAATAATCTTATTAAGAATTCTTTAAAGGAATCTATTAGAAGAGTATTGAAAGAAGAAACCGAATATTCCAATAAGTTTAAAAGAAGAAATTATTGGTTTAAAAGTTTAATTAAACAATCTTTCGCTTTTCAATACCCTTGTGAGTTTGATAATTTCACGGAATTTATGTTAGGAGTTCATAACGAAATTAGAGATATAATTTCTGAAGGTGAAAATGAAGATGGGACACCTGTGTCAGATTGGTTAACTTATGATGAAGGTGTTAAATATGTTGAGGAACATATGATTAATGGATTGAAAGAGTTTTATTATGAAAATTGTAATAATCACGATTTGTATGAATCCAAAAAGATTGAAGTTTCAAATAGGTTCAAAAGAAAAATGAGTATTGTCGACAGACTAATAGATAGTCTGATTGAAAATTCAATGTACCCATGTGATTACGATGATGAAGAAGAGTTTTATCAGGGAGTTATTGATGAACTCAGTTGGTTAGTTAAAAATGAAGACTTTGGTGTGGATGATGTTGAATGGTTAGACATCTATGATTACATATCAAATTTCAAAGAAGAAGAGCTCAAAGATTATTATAGAGAACGTTGTAGTAGTAAAGATGTTTAAGGTAGAAAATTTCGACCTTAAAGATAATGTGTCATAAAAGACACAAAATAATATGAGTTTGTCCCTTATATGACACATTAAAAATTATTTGTATTTTATATAATTTATACTTAACTTTGTATCTATGGGAAAGATAATATTAGAATTTGATTCAATTGAGGAATCTGTTGAAGCAAGAAATGCACTTGATGGGTCAAAATGGAAAATCGCCATGTGGGACCTTGACCAAGTTTTACGTTCTGTTGAAAGGAACGATGTTAGTTTATTCGGAAATTATGAAGCATCTAATGAAGAATACAAAGTGTGTGTGAAAATCAGGGAAGAAATGAGAAAGATTTTAAACGAAGCCAATCTTGATTTAGAAGATTAAAGTATTTAATAGTATGAAGATTATTGTTACCAAAGGACAGCATATGATTATTAAGGAGGCGTTAGGTGTTCCTGATTCAATTTTAGATGCTGCTGAAGAGTTATATGATATGTTCGCAGATAACTTAAAAAGTATTACAGATAAAGAATCGTCTTATGAATTTAGAGATGATATTGATGTGGTATTGGGTGACAAGAAGAAGATTACAATTGATGAATATACTTTAGAGGTTGAAATTGAAGAAGTTGATGATTTCCACAAAAGAGTTACTCCTGATAGAAACGTAACAATATCTTCAATGGGTATGTCACAACAATTTAGATTTAACCGTGACACCATGATGAAAGAAATACAACCATCAACAAGTGCTGAATTTAATATTGTTTATTATGCTTCACCTGAATGGGAACCTCAAGATTTGTATGATGAATTCATTAGAGAGAAAAGTAAAAGTATTGGTTCTTTGGCTCATGAATTAAAACACAAATACGATAAACAAGCCAAACGAATTGATTTAATTGGTAAAGACGCTGAATATCTTGCGGTAGATAAACTACCATCGTTTCATGTCCCTGAGGTTGATGAACAATTTGTTCGTTATTTGTATTTTACAGATGGAACTGAGGATTTAGTTAGAACAACAGAGGTTGCTTCCAACATGAGGAGTGAAGGTATTAGTAAATCTCAATTTAGAGAATTCTTACAAAACAATAAAACCTTTAAAACTTTGGTTGATATTAAAAACTTTACCTTTGAAAAATTAATTAAAGGGATTTACGATAATCTTGATACCGTTAATGAAATCTTTGACGCTATTGATGTGGATACTGAGGGAATGTCTGATAAAGATAAGGTGGAAAAGTTCTTAAAAATAATTTATGTCAATCTTTCCAATATGAAATTGGGTACATTTGAAGATTATGTTGGTAGTAGTGAAAATATGTTCGCACAATTTCTTAGAGCGATGGGACAATCAGGTATTGCCGATGATGAAGAAGAGATTAAACTTAACAAGATTAAATCAAAATTTCAAAATCACGTTTTAAAATATAGAGATAATCCAATACAATTCTTTAAGAGTGAAATAGACCGATTCCATAGAGTTTCAGACCAAGCAATGAAAAGAATAAGTAAACTATATGCAATGGCAAAAGACGATACAGAAATGACAGAATCGATTATTGATTGGGAACTTCACAGGAAACTGATGGAGAAGAAACACGGGAAACGACCAATAGAAACTAATTTTAAATTTATTAGTGAAGATAGAGAATCCAAAATTGAAAACATCAGACAATTAATAAAAGACCCTAACCAATTTGAAACAATGGTTAAAGTAATGGGTATTGAAAATATAATTAAAATTGCTTATGATGGCGACATAATTAAGTTCAGTGAAGACACAACTACTCCACTTGCTTATATGTCTACAGACAGAATGAATTTATATATACATAAGGCGTTAGTTGATGAACTTGGACTAAAAGACATAGGGTGGGCTGGTCGTAATGAAAAAGAATTAGGTAAATTCGCATATGGTTCCAAGAATGGTCTGAGATACGCATTCAACGCTACATTAGCTCCAACAAGACTTCATAACCAAAACTATTATAGAGTTGTTGGAACAAGTGGTGATTCAGGATTTGGTTATAGTTTTATTAATAAAAAAAACATATTAGGTGTAAGATATAGGCAACAAATCTTCAAACAGATAATTGACAAATACGATTTATCAAAATACATGAATGTGAAAACTTTTTATTAACCAAACCCTCACATAAAGTGGGGGTTTTTTTGTATATTTGTGGTATGAAGAAACTACTTAAACACATAATCATACTTGCAATCGTTAGAAATGAGAGAAAGGCTCAGATGATTATCGATATCCTATACGACCAAACTCCTACAATATCTAAGGACAATAAGGTTGTTGTGATGAAAGGTGAGACTAAAAATGTTATGACACCACCGAACAACAAAAGACAAGAAGTTTTGGACGCCATTCAGTTCCTCAAGAATAAAGAAACAAAGACCAAGGCTGACCGAGAAAAGATTCAGATGTTGGAGGTTGTTCTTAAGTCCGTATAAATAAAAAAGGGGGTTGGGGGATTTGAAGCCAGCCACACAACGACAGATTTATTCTTCCTCGTCAGGTTCGATGTAATTAACACGAACAGGTGCAACAAATGACATATCAAAATTGTTGACTTGAGACTTCATATCCTCAAGGTCTTTGCGAGTATAGAAAGGTGCAAACGTAGGTCTATACATAAAAGGTACATTGTCACGGTTATCCCAAGCATCCAATTCTTCCTCAGCTTTAGGGATGCTATTAGATAATGAGGTATACTCCACCCATTTCTTATGGTCCTCAACTGTTGGAACAAACATAACATTACCGTAGTTAGTAATCTTATGAAGGTTGGGGTTATTAGAATAAACATCAACAATCCCATCATCACCATTATATTGGTAACACAACTCCTGAAGAGTATGGGTATTAAAGGTATATTTATCCTTCCAACTACGACCATAGGAACGAACTTCACAGATATAGAAATAACCGTCTCTATAGTTCTGAATGCGTTCATCAAGCTCATTTCGCATCTCAACAAGTTTCTCTATCTTAAATTCCTCTTTCGTCATAATAAAGCAAAGATACAAAAATATCTTAATACCA